TTATCGGGTAGGGGTGATTTTCTTACCCTTGCGCTCTCTGATGTAGGCCTCGGTCATGACGACCGTCGTATGTCCTAGCTGGTCCCTTGCCTGTAGGATATCACCACTCAATTCAGCTTTGTCAGTTCCCGCCTTGGCTCGTAAATCCCTAAGTTGAAATGCCGCCTTATTGACGCCAGCCGATTCACGCGCTTCGTCAAATCTAGTACGAAGCATACTAGCCGTCATTGGCGTTCCATCCTCAGTCACAATCAACTTTGTCGATCGTACCTTGTGTCCTGCCTTCCTGGTCATGATCCGGTCAACCAATACTGCTAGTTGTCCACTGATCTCAATACGACGTTTCGCTTTCGTCTTTGACTGCGTTACCCAGATATGACCCTCCCTTATATCTCGCTCATCCATCCTGAGCGTGTCACCCACTCGCTGGCCCGTTAGGTAGGCGAGATCCATCGCATCTCTCAGTCCTGCATCGGCTGCATCGTGCACGGCCTTGTAGACTGAATCCTCAATGTATACGTCCCTCCCTGTCTCCTTATTCCCCTTGACCCCTGAACATGGGTTTGCCAGCGCGGTATAGCCTGTCTCTCGTGCGTAGTTCCAGATCGCGGAGAGTAGGGCCTTTTCCCTGTTGGCTCGAACCTTTGCATCCTTTCGATAATTCAGGTACTGCCTGATGTGCTGAGGCTGGATCTCGTCCAGCGGCGCCGGTGGATCTCCAAAGAAGGAAAGCAGCTGCTTTAACTCCCTGGCATTGTCTTTCTGCGTCGCTGGTGATTTGCTTGGAACGATTTCCTCAAAGTACCGGCTGGCTACATAGGGAAGGGTGATCACGTCTCGCTTGATGGCATCAGCTGTCCTGTCCCGCTCAAGCTCGGCATATTTCATAATTGCCAAGCCGTAGTCACTTCCTAGGGGTATCTCCTTGCGCGGCTTGCCGCCTGCGTCATAGTAGTAATAGATGGTGCCGCTTGGTTTCTTTCGTTCTCTCAGCCGAGCGATAGAGCCCGGCTTGTTTGGCCTTCTTCCCATATTCAGCCTGCCTTTCTAGGCGTCCATTTCGGTCTTTCTTCAGGTGTTTGTACGCCGCCAATAACTGCTGAGGCGCTAACGGCCGGCCAGCCATTGGCTTTGATCGTGTGCCGTATACCATTTTTCTTGAGGTTCGTAATCTGACCGGCTTTGGTTTTCGCGCCGGTTAGCTCGCACACCTCGGCGTGAGTAAGAAATAAAACGCTCATAGATGCCTCCTGCAGGGCAGGTGTATATAAAGGAAGGGGAAGGGGGTTACGCTAAGAAGTGATGGCCGATCTGGACTGATAAAGCTTCTTCCTTGGTAGAAAACATCAGCTCAGTCTTGGCATCCGCACCCCAGGTGCTATAGATGACAACCTGCCACCATTTGCCATATTTCTCATACGGCACGCCTACAAGCTCTTTTACGTAGCAATCAACTAGATTCATGGCAATAGCTCTCCGTCCCGCCTAATGGCAGGCATAAATAAAAGGAAGGTTTGATAGATACCGGTTCGCTTGCTAGTCTCAAGCCGTCTATTACGGAGGATCTATGAGACTGCTTGCACTATTGGGTGTAATGGCTTTGGCTGGATGCGCTACTACCGAACGAATAGAAAAGCGCCCGCCGTCTATGGATGCAATCTCAGGGAAGTCTGTTGCTCAGTACATGTCCTGCATCGTACCCAAGCTGGGCAAGATCCGGCGTGAGCCTGTTGTAGATGGAACGCCAGCACGCCAGCGTATTGTTGTGCCTCAATTCACCTCACCAGCTACAGCTGCAGTGATATTCGTCAATGAGACATCAAGAGGCATCAATGTCGTCCTGCATGAGCGCTCGTCGAATAATCCGTTCCGGCCTCGTGATATCTACAACTCGGTGAAAGAGTGCATCTGAACTACCATATCCCTCCCTGCATCTGGTAAGCCTCCCAGTAAAGCCAAGCGAAGAAGGCTAGGATCGCCCAGGCCAGGAGTTCACCCCAGGTGAAGGGCTGCTTTGCTTGTTGAGTCATGGCCTATCCTCGTGGCGGGCGATGATTTTAGGAGCGCCGCCTGTAGCCTCATAAAGCCGCCCGCATACATCCTCTCGCATGCAGATAGGCAGTCCAGCATTTATACCGTGACATGGTGCAGTGGCACGGAATCCGTTTTTGCACTTACCCTCAATCAGTGCAGAGCATTTCTCTTCACTCATGACTCTATCTCCAAACTAAACATCACAAACGGCAGAAGGGATGCCCACGCTGGCGACTGAACCAGCGCAAGGGTCGTCACGGCTGTGGCAAGGAAGGCAATGACCATGATCATGATTGGCCACCGTGGCGGGCGAGGAAGTTGCTTAGCTCGGCAATACGTCGATCGAACTCGGCTTTGAAGTGATCACCCCAGTCTTTCGGTGCCGTTGCCCTGTGCATTGCGATGGTGGATAGCAGTTCGTGATAGCGGCGCAGCAAGCCCACCGACAAAGCCAGTTCTGCTTTAAAGCCATGCATCTGGTTTGCGACTTCCTCCAAGGCTTTATCGTAGTCGTCGCACATCTTCCGGCGCTGCACCACAAATCCTGTTAGCCGCTTTATCTCTGCCTCAAGCTCAGCCACGCGCTTGTCGCTAGCGGCGCGTCCAGCCGCATAAGCAACCTCCATGTTGTATTTAGTGAACTTGGGTTCTTCTCCCTTGCTGCCGTCTGCGTAGGCTTCATCGAGCCACTTCCAGAACTCACTCATGACTTCACCTCTGGCTTGGCTGTGCGGGCTGCGTCGAGGAATTCGCTAGCGGCGAGATGCCAGACCGAATGGCTGATAGTGTCTTCGCCCGGTAGCAGTCTCCATGCCTCTCTGATTAGGCGTATTGCTTCATCAGCGTCAGCTTTAGCCTCTGCAAGCTCCAGCCGTACCGTTTCCCACTCAGCTGTATTTTCATCAGCCTCTTTGTTCAGCCGCTCCACTTCTGCCTGGAGTGCGTCGGGTGCGGTGTAGAGTCGATACTTGCCAGGATCAAGATTGCTTAATCCTTCGAACTTGTACCCTGGATACCAACCTGCCCGCTGATCCCCTGGCGGTATGTCTACCCAAATCACAGGCTCAGCCGGTGCGGTACGGGCGGCCTTTAATATCCGCGGCGCCCACCATTCGGGATCGCTAATTACCGTCCCTGCTGGCATCTCACGCTTAAGCCATTCGGCAAATTCCTCACTCATTTCCCGCCTCCAGCTGATCAATAGCGCTTTGTACGTCTCCAGCCTTTAGCTCGGAGAGGGCGTTCTGAATGGTCTTTTCTGCTTCGCGCAGGCGTTCGCAGAGAGCTAGGATGGTGGAGGGGTTGGCTGCTGCTACCAAGTTGGCATTAGCGGTCATCTCATCGACGTACATTCCGCAATGCAGTGAGGCTCTAAGAACAGTCCGGCCTTTGTCTGAGGTAACCACGCCGTATTTCTTCACTTTCCAAGGCCCCGGCGTTGCCTTCTTCGCTAGCTCAATCAATCCATCGATATCAATGTTCATGCGTAACGCTCCAAGCCAGATAGGCTATGACTGTGATAGTGAGGGTTAGGGGAGGGAGTAGAGCGGATAGGAGGGTCATGGCTGCTTTACCGGGATGCCCGCGGCATCGAGGGCATCTACTACATCCGGCGCGTAGTACATGTAGCCGGGCTGTTCTTCTGGCAACTTCACCACAAGTCCGGCGCGGGAGGACTGCCAGCCAATCCACAAGCCCTGCATGTATACGTCTAGATATTCTTCGCCTTCTTTAGCCAGGTATTCGTTACCGAGGAAGCCGAAGTGCGGGTGCTCCATCTCCAACATTGCCGCTTCAAACTCTTCACGGTCGCTCATCTCTGCCTCTCCCATACGCTGGAGTTATTGAAGTCCTTCCAAAGCACTTGCCTACATCGCATTGCTGCTATGTTCTCCAGCTCTACGCCTGCGTCTGAGGTGAGTACGATTCGATACCGAACACCGGTAGGGACATGCAGCCACACACACGCCTCAACGGCCTGCGCTGATTCTCGTAACGTTGTCATGGGGGTGTACCTATGCGGTTAGCAGGTAACGCTGAGGTATTCCGTTCTGCTCGAATGCCTTGACCTTCTTGCGCAACTTGTCGGCATCAAGGTCCATAACGTAGGCAATTAGCTTCCAGGTGAAGCCTTCGGCGTGCATCTCGTACGCCTTCACGAGTTGATCTAAGGTCATGGTCGCCTCCAACTACTGGGCGCTGAATTCCGGTGTTCCAGGCAGCTTGAAATCTGTTCGGATGTTGTACTGACGGGGTGAGGGGATGCAGTACCCCAACTCCGTCACTTGCCGGCCGCTGGCTAGATACGCTTCAAGGGCTTGAGCAAGCTGCTCACGAGAGGGCTGACGCTGGGTTATTGCGCGGGTGTCTACAAGCATGATGAGCACCAAGAGTTAAATATGGCTCCAGCGCCGGAAGCTCACGATTTGCAATACAGCGCTTTCCGATACTTCAAACTTCTCGGCAAGAGCCTTGGTGCTGGCAATTGAGTTGATTCGTTCGATCTCAGCCTTACGCCACTCATAAAGGTCACGCATGGCGTGTACGTCGGCTTCGGTCAGCTTCGTATTGTGATGAGAGTTACCGGGCTGGAAGGGCATAGATCACCTACGCTGCATTGCCTTGGGATTGATGCTTCTTGATGTAGTCGATCGCACCGGCAAACTTGCCTAGCGGTAGCTGTTCGATCGATCCAATTTTGGATACAGCGCAGAAGGCTTCTTCCGTCATTCCGGCAACTGTCAGGGCTTGGCGGAGTTGAGAGGCCTCACCTTCGCCAACCAGCTTTACCGGTGCGGCTGGCTTATTGGCAGGCTGGGTCTGTCGTGGTATCTGCTGAACTGCTGCTTCGCCATCATCATCAGTCTGAGCAATGCCTACCACTGCGGCCAGTGCATAGCGCCTGGCGTAGCTTGTCGCACTGCCTACGCCTTGAGCGTCCTGTTTGCCTACAGGAACAGTGAGCGTGCTGCTGATCCATTCGCCAGACTCATGCATGATCATCGTTTCTACGCTGACCTTGCCGTCTTCGAACCCTGGCATCTGGGTAATGGACAGGCCGTTCTTGCTTAGCACTGGCCGGCAGGTATCAAGGATCTCGGCCAGTGAGCTATACGAAGAGCGGAAATGGGGGTTGGTGCTGTCTTTCTTGGCGTTCTCGATTTCGTTCTGAGCAGCCGCAAGCGCCTTAGCTAGTGCAGCTATGGATTCTGATTTGGTCATGATTTCTCCAGGCAGCCGAATGCATGGCTGCATAAAGGGGAAGAGGGAGAGGGGTGTTAGAGGGGCGAGGGTTAAACCCTGCGGTTCCACTTATCAAGCGCACCGCTATGCTTTAGGGCAGCTATTGCATTGACACCTATATAGCCGTGCTCTGGGTATTTGATTTCAGTGTCACCGTTTTTGATGACCAGCCCCGTGGGCTCATAGCTGTAGGGCTCAAGCTCCTTTGGCAGCTCGTCTCGCTTATACATGGTCTGTGCCGCGCCGTTACGGATCTCTAAGCCGCAATCGCACCTAAGAACTACGCAGTTGAAGGTGATGTGCTGAAAAGGAAGCTGAGCCCCACAGCAAGGGCATGGTTTGATTTCTATCTCACTCATAACCACCTCATCCTGTAACGCGTCCAGCCACACCCATGCAAACAATGACGAGTGTGTAGAGAGAGATTGATGTGAAGCAGCCTTGCCAGATTAGGCGGCGGCGGAGAGCTTGGCGGGTTGTCATGAGCCGCTTCCTTTTTGAGTACAGTACTGGCCCCATTCGTCCTGCTCTGTGATTAGCTTCGTATCGATTACCTTGTATGGATCACCTCGCTCTTTAAGGAATCGTATAGCGCCAATGCAAGGGTTATCTGGATCGCTATGGCATGCCCATGTCTTGCCATGATGGACACGCATATTTCTTATTTCCCAAGGCTCAGGGAGGCATCCGTAGTTTTGTACGCGCTCACTGGCCTCGGTCCATGCGAAAGGGCAGCAGCATTGCGGGTCCTCATGGTCGCAAACGTTACTCATGCTGCCACCTCCAAACCATTCAATCGAACCCAATACTGATCAAACACCCGCTCGCTGATGTCGCCATGCCTAAACGCAAACACCAGAAGGCTTGCTGCTAGCTGCCGTCCTACGCTGGTGGTCGATACAACCCAGACATCAAGGATCTTGCAGGCTGATTGCTCACGCTTGCGCAGCCCGTCCAGTAGGCGTTGCTCCTGATACGCACGCGCTTCCTCTGCGGTGCGCTCGTAGCTCTCAAAGGCATGTTTGCATTCAGCTAGTGCTTTCATGAGGTCCATTACTGTGCTCCTTGCGTGCCTGCGTTGTAGGCGTATAGAGGTTCTAGGTTCTCGTGACGCCAGTTGTTCAGGGCGTCTAGGTTCTGGATGACTTCTTTGATGCGGGCCTGCTTCTGCTTGGCCCTGACTTCAGGTGGGTACTGGTGATACAGAGCCATGCGGGCTTCGTGTGCAGCCTGACGGGATTCATCTTCACGCCTGCGTCTAGCCGCCGTGCCGTCCAGCTCATCGGCTTCACGATCCAGCGCGATGCTGTGCGTCCACTCGTAGCTTTCGTAATCAAGCCGGTCACGCTGGTAGAACACAGATCGAAGCTGGGCAGCCTCTTTGCGAAGCTCATCAGCTCTATGCAACCGCTCGTAGAGGTCCATACGTGATACGTCCTTGCCGGGCCTTACGCTCCAGCTCTTCAGCTCGCTCAATCAGCATCGTTGCTACGAATAACGGGCACGACGCGGCCTGACGCCTAAGCTCAGAAGCTCGGGCGCTTAGTTGTTGGGTTGTCATGGGAATTTGGTTAGGTTAGGAATCGAATAAAAGCGGCAATAACCAAGCCTAGGGCTGTCTCTGTAATGGCTATCAAGAGAACGGCAGCAAATTGGGCGGTCATTCTGTAAGGCTTTGCTGGTTCAGCCACATGACGACTCCAAAGCGCAGTAGCTAAACCAAGCAGGAAAAGGGTTAAAGTCAGCTGCATAGTTGTCATGGGAATCTCGGGAAAGGTTGTACTGGGTTGATCCGGCCGGTGCTGATCTCCGGCTTGCCTGATCAAAAGCACTGATTAGATCGGTATCCCCTCTGCGCAATGCATGGCGGGATTTCGCGCACCTCAGCCGGCGCATTCGGATCAACCCACTACAACCTAATGGAGGTGGCCGTCTCTCCGGCCTGTCTCGCCAGTGAGTGGACGAGCAGCGCAAGTCCACACAGTCAATCACCAGTCTCGCAGCTAGCGTTGCCGCCTCATTACAGGGGTGATTCCCGTCCGCTCGTTAGCTGACTCATAGCGGAAACGATGTGTTAACGACAGTAGGCTGTCAGCCCAGCACCGAAAGTTGTACTGGTGAAGCCCCTAGCACCACGGCAAAGCCCGACTACTTACGGGCATCACATCGGCGCCATGCTTTCCGCGCTTTACGCTAGGGGCTTCCCACTACAACCTGAAGCCATACCCCTCCGTAGAGGGGCAGGGAGACTGCTTACCGCTTAAGCGGGGCAGGTGGTGCTACATGCGACCGCTCATATCTGGCAGGTCAAGCCAGAGCAGGAGCAGTGCGGCTATCAGGATTAGGGGGTTCATTAGGCTTCCCCTTCGTCATCAACCGGCTCGCCTTGGCGTATCCGTGCTTGAGCATTTCTTATCTGGGCTATTAGCGTCTCGATGTCCTCATCGTTAATCAGAAGCACTACCTCTTCCCTTAGCGCGTCATTACGGCATCGGATTAGCACTTCTGGGCCCCAAGGCTCAGCCACTTCAACGCCTATCCAGTTTTCGGGCTCATAACGGCACTTGATATCCATCTCGTTACCTCCAGTGGGTTTAAGCGACAGCCAGCTCATCGAACTGGCTGCCTTAAACCGTCTGAGTGCCTGTTTTTTACAGGGGCAGGCTCCCTGCTTCCTCACTTTCCACAGTCGAGGAGAGACCTTAGACTGAGCGTTCCACAGTCGAAGTAAGGAATGTTGTCGTGGCTAATTATCTGGTACGTGTTGAGCTTTTTAGGGCAAATGGTGAGGACTACAACGACCTTCACGAGAAGATGGCAGTGCTTGGTCTAGATAGAAAGGTGCTGTTTTCAGATGGCAAGTATTACAAGTTGCCTATTGGCACCTACTTCGGGTCAAGCAATCTTGAGCCAGGATCTTTGAGAGATGCGGTGAGAAGTGCTGCCGATCCTCTAAGCTCCCCTCGCGATGCTTCAATCTTCGTTTGTAAGTCTGAAGATTGGTCTGCTTTCCTCTATGAGGATTGAGTCGAACTACCCTCGCAACCTTCTCCGCTGAAGGTTCTATGGGCGTGTAGCTTCAAAATGCCCATCGCAACACTGAAGGCATCGTTAAAGCTGATGCCTTCATCATCAGCAATCTCTTGAACCAAGTCTTGAACCTGTTTACTTTGAGCTTCGTTCATGTCTGATACTCCTGGTTGTCATCCCAAAGCGCCCGATCTATGCAGGCGCTTCAGTGATGCTTTCCTCTCTCAACCACCTTCCTTGCAGCGGGTCCTCCCGACATCTCATGTCCGCTACTGGCGTCAACATGAGCAGCTAGTGGCTGATCGCATACAGAGCTTGGGCCTGTATGGGTGCATTGCCGTCACACCGTAGGGCAGTCTGTTTAACCTCCGTCGGCAAGCCGGGACTGCGGAGGGATTCTGAATTGTGTAAAGAGCAGGGCTTGGTAGCCGGTGAAGCGTCTCGCGCTTCGATGGGTAAACAATACGTAAACGTATTAAACGAGTCAATACGCAAACGCATTATTTTTGATGTAACGATATGCTTGAGGAAATCAGGCGAGGTTGTTATGGCTGGAGAAAAGGTTCCCGGCATGCATGACGTTGATGCAATGCTTGAGGTATGCAGGGAGATAGAGAACGCATATTTTTCACAGCCAAAAGATAAATTTCGAGGGGCGCCAGCCCCTTATTACTTCTTAAGGGCAGCGATTCTCTGTCGGAAAAGGCATGACTATTCAGGGGAGGTAGCTATTTGTGAGCGATGGATTGCACTGGCCAATGACTACTCTAGCCAGCAAAAGGTTAAAGATGGCTGGGCTGCCAATGTGGCGGCAGGAGGGAGCTCAGCAGATATCGTAAAGAGACTCCCTAAAGCACGAGAACTGATGGAGAAGGCCGGTCAAAAATAAAAAAGCCCGCTCAGTGGCGGGCTCTTTAGAGACTCAGGATTCAATTAAGAATAGAGGGAGGCCACGTCAGCAACACCGATCCGTCTTCCAGCTTTGCTATGGTCAAGCTTTCCTCTTCGGATAACTGTTCCAGGAGCTGGCTCCAATCATCTTCGAATTCACTGGGCGAGCGAGCTATAACAACCCTGCGCTCAAGCTGAGCCTTGGGGTTCAGGATTTGCCTTTGAATTCGGTAGGCGAGCAACTCGAAAGAGGAGGGAGGAGTAGGAGCGGGTTTCTTAGCGGGGCGAGGCACAACGTGATCTCCTTATTACTGTTTGAATGTACAGTATAGGAAAAGAGAACGGCGTCGCAAGAAATTTGATAGCAAAAGGCCATAAAAACTTTTAATTAGAGCTGCTGTTAATTAAAAGCTTAAAAATTCAAGGCACGTATTTAAGGCACATCGATTAGTTTACTTTCAAGAAGTAACTTATTCAGGTTCTCCTTTTTTCTTAGCCTCAATCAGTTCTTCATAACGCTCCATTTGAAATTTCATAAGTTGTCCAGGAAGAGAAAGTGACACTAAAAAAGCAAAACAAGCAAGGCTCAAATATACTTTTTCAAGGAAAATAATTATATCTGTGTATTGTTTTTTTTCATCTCCTCCGACAGCCATTGTTATAAAAGCTAGACCTAAAACCAAGAGATATATAACAAAAAGCCATTTATACCTAACTAGTCTATTATGGAAGTTTTGCCTTCTGGCCGCATCTGCTCGCCATATCTTAGCCCCCGGTTTAGGCTCAATAACAAAAGTAAGGGCAGTCATTAAAAATCCAGCAAGAATTGAAAATGTATTTATTATTATGTCTACAGCATCTTTATTCATGTGAATAAACTGCTGACCATTAATTCCTGCAAAAATACTAATCACAATCGATATAAATAAAAAAACTATTCGAGAAAAATCTATTTTTGACTTATTGTTCAAGTAGGTGGCCATTTGTTAGGTTCCTTAAGAACGTTTCCATCCCTGACCATGCTTCACCATGATTCAAGGAGCCGTTCACTTTATTCACCTTTATAGTATCATGAAGTTTTAATGTCTCTGGCTTTATTGGTGTGTCAGCCTGAGTCATGATTACAAAGCTATCACACTCATTACTTTCATCTGTTTCAATTATTTGTTTAGCAATGTCTTTAACAGTCATGCGGGCCGACTCAGCTGCACGTCTGTTACCATCAAGACCTAATTCAACAGATACTATCAAATCTTCTAAAGCTTTTTCTTCGCTCAGAGCTAAATCCTTGCTAGCAATAGCGCTGATCTCATCTTTGATAGCGCCAACTGCTTTTTGAAACCATCCGTTTCTGTTTGTTGGAATGCTGACAGCAAAGGCGTGTACATTCAACTTGACTGACTTCACGCCTTCTTTTTCCAATATGGCTAATTTGTTCAAGTCAGTGGATACCTTAAAATTAAACTCCACTTTCTTGCTGTTCTTTTGATGTAATAAGTGTATGTAGAGAGTTGCTTTTGCAGTAGAGATGCCGTTAGAGCAAAAAATCATATGGTGTTTTCTGATTAGTAGGAAGCACTCACCTCCTTTGAACTCTCTTCCTTTTGTAGCTGCCTGGGGCAGCTCTAAATCATCAATTGACTTCGCTTTTGGGAGTACAGTTGCAGCTACTTCTCCGGGAACGAACTTGATTAAGTGTAGATATATATCATTCCCGTCTATTTTTCTTTTTTGTATTCGAATCGTTTCATCGGAAAATTGGATTTCTGTCGAGGCTACATCAGGGAGCTGATGAAGTAGCGGTTTCAATGATGCCCCTAGATCAAAAGGATGATCGTTGTGACCTACAGCCCTGTAGTAATAAATATTCTTTTTCATAATTAATTTCTTTTTCTAAAGTAGACGCCTGTATTTAATAAGGGCGCCTGAACGGCGTTCTAATTTTTTTCTACAGACAAACCGGTATTTAGTTTAATGACTTAAGAAGTCGCTTTGGTGATTCCTAGTTGGCGCAAGACCTTAAGTGCAATATGATCATCCGTGCTCTTGTCGATAGTGAGAAAGAGCTCTTCTCTTGTTCGACGTGTTACCTCTAATTTCATGTTGGTTTCCCTTTCTTAATTGCACGTACTACATCTGCCCGCCACGCCAGACGATCCGACCTATGATCGGTATGTCATGAAGTGCCTTGGCTGAAACCTCTTCATCCGGATACATCGCCTTGTCTGGGTTATCGCTACGTAATAGCCATGAACCGGACAACTGCCGGATGAGTCGTTTAAAACTAATGCCGCCATCCGCTCGGCGGATAGCAAAGGGGGTACGGTCTTTAGGCAGCCTATCCGAGGTATCAACTAGAACGATGTCATCTTCAAAGATGTAGGGCTCCATGCTGGCGCCTTCGGCATACAAGGCCCGGCAGTGCTCAGGCTTGACGCTTAGCTTGGTCAGCCAGTCGCGCCTAAACGCTAGCCCGCCTTCTATCTCTATATGCCCATTCAAATGTCCATCGCCACATTCGCCCACTACTGATAGTTGGGGAATTAGTACGAAATCAGCTTCGCTTGGCGTACGGGGATAGGGGGTTTCAGAGCCTGTTAATGTGCTTGAGACGCCTTTCCAAAGAAACTCAGCAGTAACCCCAAGAGCCTTGGCTATTTGCTCTACGTTCTTTTGTCTTGGGCTGTTCGATTCGCCACTAATAATCCGGTGAATGGTGGGCTGAGTTACTCCAGATCTACGGCTTAACTCTCCTTCGCTCCAGCCTTTATCCGCCATTTCCTTGGCGATTCTGTCACCGATATTCATGCATCACCAATAGAAAAACGTATTACGGAAGTGTATTGCCTGTAACAATACGTTTGCGTATGATTAACTAATACGAAATCGCATTGGAGGCGCGTCTATGACAGTGCAAGAAATGCTGGAAGCGCTGGCTAAACGAGGCCTCTCTCAAAAGGCCATCGCAGTACGAGCCGGAACTACACAGCCAACCATTCATCGCGCTGCGAAGGGCGCCGGGGTTCGTTATGAAACCGGGAAAGCCATCGAAGCCATTTACTTAACAGAAACACAGCAAACAGCCGCTTAAACGCGCTCAGGAGCAGTACCAATGAGCTACGCAAACCCCGCAGACCGTCGTGACAACAGGCATAAGGTCAGCCTTAACAGCACGTTGAACAAAATCATCACCAAGTCAGCCGCTCGCGCTCGTAAGCAGAACGCCACCTTCTTGCTTGAGCTGATTGAGTGGGCAATCGAGAACGGCGCCGTTGAAGAAATCGTCGGTAACGACCTGTTGAGAGCCGACGAGTCTAGCGTGGCCTGAAGGGCCATAAGGGGCCCAAATGCTGTGCTTTGAAGACTTGAAGCCGGAAGCAAGAGCAGAGGTTGAGCGCTTGATGACGGCGAAAGGACAGAGCCTCGATGAGGCAATAGAAGAAATAGTAACAAGCGGGATAGCAATGGGCGGCCTGACATTCGCAGGTCGTCCCAAAGCCAAGGTGACGCAGATCTTAGGGCCACCCAAGGAGGTGGGCCAAAGAAGGGACAAAAAAGATACGAATTAGCCCTTTAAAGGCGCAAGAAAAAGCCGGTGGCTAGACCGGCTTCCTCAATACAACGCACTTAGCGAGAAAAATTATGGCAGCACTACACGCAATAAGTAAAGGGCAGCTGAGAATGCAGCTTAACGAGAAGGCAGGCCCAGCCGTAGCTGTTTATCCGGCCTTCCGTAAGGTGCTTGGCCTGAACGCTACAGCAGCGCAGTTCCTGTCTCAGGCCGTTTATTGGACTGAGCGTACAACTGATGGCTGGTTCTACAAAACGAATTCCGAGTGGATGGATGAGATCGGTCTAACCGTTGAGGAAGTTAAAGGCGCTCGTAAGAAGCTTAAAGCTATGGGCGTATTGGCTGAAGATCGTCGTGGCGTTCCGGCCAAGATGTTTTACAAGGTCGATCAGGATCTTCTTCTAGCCATTCTTTCCGGTGAAAAGCCACTAACTAGTCAGGGGGAAACCCTTGATCCAGTTAGTGGGAAACCCTCTAACTGTAGTGGGGAAAACCCTCTAACTATTACAAAGAATACACAAGAGATTACTACAAGCTCTACTCAGGGCGCGGACGTGGTCTCATTGTTTGCTGCTTCCGAGTACCAGCCGATGACTTTGGGATGGCAGCCTGATGACAAAATCCTCAAGGCATACGCATTTGCTCAAGGTGTAAACCTTTCCCTGATTACCCAAGAGATCTTAGCTGGCTTCACTTGCCACTTCGCCTCTCATCCTGAGATCTGCGACACCCTGGCTGGCTGGACCAACCGCTTGGTGAAGTGGGCCAAGACCGAGAGAGTTTTGACCGAGACTGGCAAGCCTGCCAAGCCAGAGCCTGCCAGCAACGTCCCGGTAGACAAGATCATCGCCTTGTATCACCGGGTTTGCCCCAACCTGCCGCAAGTTACCGTTCCTGACGACCCTGCTTTGCACAGCATGATTGCTGAGCGCTGGAATGAGTCTAAAGACCACCAGAGCGGCAATGACTTCTGGAAGCCTTTCTTCCAGAAAGCTAATCGCTTGAACGAGGTGTTCTACCGCGGAAGGAACTGCGTCCCTTACCTCGAAGCGATTGTGAGCCGTGCAGTGTTCCGTCAGATCGAGGTAATGCCAGCATGATCGAGCTGCATAGCCTTGAGGCTGAACATGGCGTGCTGGGCGCAATGCTCAAGCAGCCACACCTGATCGACGTTCTCAGCGATAACCTTTCTCCTGACCTGTTCGCCTATCAAGACAATGCGGACCTTTACCGCCTGATCCTTGAGCTAAACAGCGATAGCCAGCCGGTAGACGTGATCACGCTATCGGACCGCCGCACAGAGCTTTCGAGTGGTGTTAGAACACTGGGTTACGCTGGTGAGATCCAGGCAAACACTCCCAGCGTGGCAAACGCAAAGGTTTACGCCCAGATCATTCGTGATCGCGCCATCAGTCGCCAGATCGCGGCGTTGGCAGAGCGTATTCATGAGCTAGCACATGAGAAAGGGAGCATTGAGGACAAGGTTGCTCAAGCTCAATCGCTGGTTCTAGGGCTGGACGCAAGCGGTGCTGAGGGTGAATGCCAGATGATCGGCGACATCATGGCCGAGCATATCGATGTCCTTCAGACCCGCTTGGATCGTACTGCTGCCGGCATAACTATTGATGGACTGGGAAGCGGTATTCCAGACCTTGATACCTACACGCAGGGCATGAAGTCTGGGCAGATGATCGTGATTGCTGGTCGTCCTGCGATGGGCAAGACCACACTAGCGATGAACGTGGCTGCCGATGTCGCGCTTAACCAGAAGAAGCCGGTGCTGGTCATCAGCCTGGAGATGAGCAAGCGACAGTTGATTGACCGTCTCCTTGCCGCGGTAGGTGGCATTCCACTTCCGTCTCTAAAGACTGGCTTGTGCTCAGATGATTACCGTACAGAGCTAGCCGCGGCTAGTTTGAAGCTTCGAGATGCTCAGATCGCCGTGTCTGACGTTCCTGTCATGAGCATGTCCCGAATTCGCTCTATTGCCCGCCGCCAGAAGCATCGTATGGGCGGGATGGGGTTAGTGGTTATCGACTATCTGGGGCTTGTGGAAGGTGATGGCAATGGCCGCACCGAAGACGTTACCACTATGTCCCGCCAAGTGAAGCTGCTGGCCCGAGAGCTTGACTGCCCGGTAATCATTCTTTGCCAGCTCAACCGTGGCTGTGAGGCTCGTCCTGATAAACGACCAGTCCTGAGTGACCTGCGTGAATCCGGCGCGATCGAGCAGGACGCCGACATCGTGATGTTCGTTTACCGCGACGAAGTGTACTTCCCGAACACCCAAGACAAAGGGATTGGCGAAGTCCTGATTCGCAAAAATCGAGACGGCGAGATCGGCACCGTTCTGACCTGTTTCCAAGGCGATAAATCCCGTTTTGTTCCTTTAGCCAACTATTCCCGCGCAGTAGAAGCAGGGGAGGACTGGTAATGCGTAGTAAGCAGACGATCTTCAAGCATCAAGGCTATTGGATGCGCTCTCACTCAGAGACTCGTTGGGCTTCGATCATGACTGCCCTGCGAATCCGCTGGATCTATGAGCCTCAAGTCATCGACACACGCCATGGTTGGTACATGCCTGACTTCTACCTGCCTGGAGCAGGCGTATTCGTAGAGGTTAAAGGTCCTTATCCGACGCTGATTGAGCAAGAAAAGGCGATCGATGCAGAAGCGCAGACAAGCTGCCCGGTAATCATTGTTCATGGCGATATGGAGCAAGACGGCCCGGACGTTATCCATGGAGTGCTAAGCAACTTCGATAGGAAGGGTGAGGTTAGCTATTCGACCTATGAAGTCAGTCAGCTGGTAAGGCATTACCTCAACCGTTGGCACTACCAGGAATTTCACAGGGCTGGCGAGAGAACAGTACGCCCTGATTACCGCGTGCTGGGCGACCTTATGCAGGAATACCTGTTCCAGTTGATGGACAGAGACCAGCTGGAAGCAAGCCTAAGAGATCACCACACGAAACTGAACGCCCCCATTCTCGAGCAGCACGGCCCGCTTTCTATGGCTGAGTGGGCCATATCCCAATTCTTCCGGCTCAAGCAGGAGCGCCGTCAGATCCAGGAGGCAGCATGAGAGCTATTTGTGAGCGTCATTTGCAGATCATGGGGAGGGAAGCGGCATGACTTGCAAACTCTGTAAATCAGCCAAGACCTCAAGCTTCGGTATCCAGACCCCGCATGTGTACTGCCATGCCTGTGGCGGGCATGAGTACGAAGGTCAGTTGATCGACCGAAAGACATGGGACGCCTGGGTAAATGGCCTGATTGAGCGCCCTGAGCGCATCCAGCAGTTAGAGATGTTCAAGGGGGCGGCATGAGCATGTGCGAAGAGTTTGAGGCGTGGTGGATTGATCGCCAAAGCAATAGCGAAGGTATCGCCTCTCCGGCAAAAGAAAGAATGGCCCGGGAAGCATGGGAAGCCTCCCGCGCTGCGCTGGTGGTGACGCTTCCAGAAGAGCAACCCGGATACATGTACTACGCGCCGGATGTTGTTGAAGCGATCGAAGCCGCTGGTGTGAGGGTAAAGCCATGAGGACCTACACCCTCACTACTGACCAGATAGCCGAAGCATTCGAGCGTGCCTATTCCAAAGGCTATGACCGCTCCAGTGCTGTATCGAAGACGGCCAACCCTGACGACTACAAGAACACCCAGGCTTACCACCACTTCCGCTGCCAGGATCTTGAGCCGCTGCTGTTTGATCTGGGAGGTAAGCGATGAATAACGAAATAGCTGCCTACATCGGCTGGGGCTTTATGGGATTCAGCGCGGTTGTGGTTCTAGCCGCCCTTCTGGGAATCGCTATCTACATCGTCAACTACTGCGGGAAGTCCCTGTTTGACAAGCTCCAAGCCCTTTATGACCTAATAACCCTGCGTAACCACCTACTGATGCTAGAGGCAGAAGGAAAGCTGCTGAGAAAGCAGACGGAGGGTAAGCGATGAGCAAGTGGGATGAACTCAAGCGCTTGGCTGAGACCGCGATTTCACTGCGCGAGCATGGCCGAACTTCTGAAGGCGAACCTGAGTGGGATGAAGCTGATGATGCATTTTGGGATGCGATTACCCCTGAGCTGATTGCCGAGCTGATTGCTGAGAACAAGAGGCTGCGCCAAATCATCATCAATAGCGCCAAGGAAGTAGGTGCTGCTTTATCCACGGAATGCAGCCTGGAATTTATGGAGCGCCTTCCACAGGAGATATGGCTAGTGATGCAAAGGCAACAGGACGGTGCAGATCAGCTGACGGCTGAGTTGGCAAAGCTGCGGACTCTATCAGGAGGTAAGCGCTAATGGCTGACCGTATCAACGTTGACAGCGCTACACGCCTATCAGAAGCGATGACACGCATCACCAGCATGTTCCGTGAGCACAAGTTCGTTGTCGTCTCTATGCGCCCAGGCAAGGACCGTACGCTTGATCAGAACGCACTCTGGTTCAAGCTTTACGAGCGCATAGCTCAGATGACCCAGATAGGCCAGACAGAAGACGCCCGCCGCTACTGCAAGCTGCATTACGGCGTACCGATCATGCGCCGTGATTGCGAAGAGTTCAGAGATGGCTGGAATCGCCTATTCCTGCATCTCTCTTACGAGGAAAAGCTGCACCTGATGGGAGAGTGCTCGCTGTTCGGGCCTGACGGCTTCCCAGTGACTCGCCTGTTCGGAAGGGCCCAGGGTATCGAGTACACCAATCGTATCGTGGATGAGTTCACCACCAAGGGAGTGGTGTTCAGTGATTTGCTGAAGGAGCAAGCAGCATGGCCGGCTTAATCATCAACAACGGAAACCCCAGCGCTGTGACTGTTGATCATGACGGGGTAACGGTGACGTTCAAGACCTTTGCCGCGGCTTGCGAGTACGCCGACAAGATCAGAGAGAAGCGCTTCCCGGAACCTCAAAAAATTAAGCGCGGCCAAGATATAACTGGATATCGGTTCGGCCGGCTGACTGTTCTTTCTGAGTTAAAAGGGGAAAAGAAGTGGGGTAAGCCTTGCTACCTCTGCCAGTGCGCATGTGGGAATCAAAAGACAGTTGTTCGCTCTTCATTGCTTAGTGGCATGACCAAGTCTTGCGGGTGCTTAGCTAAGGAACAAGCCAAAGAGGCCGCCAAGAAAATGATTAAGCATAACCAGGCTAACGGTTATGCCTGTGTGACAAAGCACGGCAAAGCAAGGAGAGGGCAGCATTCCAGATCTTATAAGGCATGGATGGGTATGAAGAGACGCTGCCATAACCCCAATGACAAGACATATCTGGAATACGGCGCGAAAGGAATAACCGTAATCGACCGTTGGCATGTGTACGAAAATTTCCTTGCCGACATGGGCGAATGTCCTGACGGCTTATCTATCGAGCGAATTGATTACACAAAGGGCTACTCACCAGAAAACTGCAAATGGGCGACTACCCACGAGCAATGCCGTAACAGAAGCAATAACCGGAAAATTACAGCTTTTGGCCGTACACAGGTGTTAACAGACTGGGCTAACGAGTTCGGCATACCAGTCTCTGCTCTTACGTATCGGATTGATGCTGGGTGGGATGTCGAGACGGCAATCAGCAAGAGGTCGCGCAAACATGCTTAAGCAGAAGCGCGAAGAGGAACAGCTGGACATGTTCCAGCACCTTGATGATTTTGACGAAGCGCGTACTGATCGCATCGCTGCATCTCACGGCGACGGTGAGCACTACCAGTCCGAGCGAGTAGGTGATGATTGGCTGAGGCTTTACGGCCTGCTTGGGGGTGCAGAATGACAAACATCAATCCTTGCCCATTCTGTGAAGGCCCTCCCTGCATTCAGGTAAAGGACTCCATAACTGGTAACAAGCTATACGCGGGCCAGTGTGAGGAGGGCGTCTCAATGACCTCATATGTTTGGTGCCATGAATGCGCGGGGCGTGGCCCTGAAGTTGACTCTGACAACCTAGCTATCTTCGAAAACAGGCATGTACTGACCTTTGATGAGATGGAGCAGTTGGCGGTTCAAAAGTGGAACGACCGACATAACCGGTCGCGCCATCTGTATGAGCTTTCACGCGCTAACAGTGAGGTCGATCAATGACATCTCTCACGCTCCCATGGCCACCCAGCAATAACACCTACTACCGGCGAGTAGGAGCCAAGACGCTGATCAGCGAGAAAGGCCGCTCCTATACGCAGTCAGTTGCAAAGCTCTGCTGGGCAACACGGACACCAAAGCATGAAGGCAGGCTACGAGTGGAGATCACAGCCTATCCGCCTAACAGGGCCACAAGAGACCTCGACAACCTGTTCAAGGCTCTCTTGGACTCCTTGACCAAGGCAGGCGTCTGGAATGACGACAGCCAGATCGATGACCTGCGCATTATTCGCGGCCCAGTAAAGGCCGGTGGATTGGTATAGATTGAAATTGGAGAACACCCATGCGCTTAACTTCTGCTCGTATTGCTTGGCATGACTGCTTTTACCAATCCCGAGTTAGTGTCCTGGCTGTCGCAGAAGAAACAGCGGCGCTAGGCTGCTCAATTCAACGCACAGAGCGAGATAGCCGCACATACGTGGCAATGCACCAAGCGGTGTGCGGACGCATCCAGAAGGCCATACAGACGCTTCCTCTGCATCTTCGTACCTTCGGCGACTGGATGTACTCTCCACTCGCCACGGATGATCAGAAGGACTTTGCTGAAGCACTGATCTACCAGATGACTCATATCAAGTTCGAGATGACCCTGAAGAAGAAGGAGAAGGCCAGGGCAGTCGCTCGGGCCGTCCTGTTCCGTTACCGCCGGATGCACCAGGGCGGGCAGAGTGAGGGCATAGATCCACTGGCTAAGCCTGAACATTTCCGCAAGTGGGTAGAGCTGGAGTGTGGCGTAAAGCTGAGTGAGTTCAACTTTGTCCGCGAGTGGGAAGAGTACATCGATGCATGCTTTAACGTGTGCAATGACCTGGACCGAGATGCCCTAAAGCCAGTCGCTCAACTAATCGGATCAATGCGACAAGCGGCATAGCAAATATTGACGTTATAACATTTGCATTTTGATTTAGATTTGCTATGCTTTTCTCATAATTTAAGACCTCACCCCAAAAGAAACCCGTCCTCAGTGGCGGGTTTTTTATTGCCTGAAAATCGCCTCCAAGCCTCTCGCAGAAGCTCAAATTGATGAGGCCCTAATTAGTCCCATGCGTGCTCCCGTACGGACAAAAGCCCCATGACGGACCAATAGACAGGTATGGATTGGCTGATGCCGGTCGCCTGTTTCATCAACGTCGGGAGACGTGGAGCGCTGGCCGACGCATTGGCCAATTATTCCTAAGCCCCACAATCGGAGAGGGCCAGATGTTCGAGTCCTTACCAACCGACCTAAAGGGCTGGCTAGGCTGGGTCGGTATGGCTGTGGTCACTGCAATCGTTTATTTCCCGAAAGTCTGGGGAGAGCGAAGAGGTGACAACAAGGAAATCGAGCGCCTATCAGCCGCATTAGCAGAAGAACGCCAAGGCAGGAAGGAAGCCGAATCCAAGAAAGAGGAGATGTTGCAGCGGTTCTTTGATCAGAACGCCACCAACGCGCGCCTCGAAGAGCAAATGAAGCATCTTGCTGAGCAGAACGAAGAGCTTAGACAGGAAATTGCTTCGCTCCGCGCCGAACTCCAGCAGGTACGCGGAAATGCCTGATTCAATGGCAAGAGAAAATTCCAAGACAAGACGGATGTGGGATGCCCACGGCAGCTGGCTACTTCTGCTCGTTATTGGCGTGTCATGTTTTATGGCTGGCAGCGCCTTCAATGCCGCCTCAACCAGCCAAACCGTCCAGGTACTCGCGGAATCGTATGAGCGTCAGGACAAATTGCGTGTCCAGCGCATCCGAGAATTAAACGACTTAAACGTAAAGCTTGCTCAGCAGGTCGCCAATCAGGTGCACAGCGCTGTTGAGAAGGCCGATCAAGCCGCTACAAAAGCCAATGAGGCTGCTGCAAAGGCCTCTGAAGTCGTTGAGAAAGTACAACCTATCCAGTAGGAAAGATTATGGCTATCGACATGGCAAGGCTTCAGCGTCGTCTTGCCGCCAAGGAAGACAAGCGCAATAAGCCGTATCTGGACACCGAAGGGAAGCTGACCATAGGTATTGGTCGCAACCTGGACGACAAGGGCCTCAGAGACTCCGAGATTGCCTTTCTACTGGCTAACGACATCGATGATGCAATCAAGGATGCATTAGCCGTCGTGCCTCGCTACCAATCGCTGGATGGAGTGCGGCAGGAAGTCATGATTGAGATGGCTTTCAACTTGGGTCGATCCCGGTTAGCAGGCTTCAAGAAGATGCTGGCAGCCATTGGCAATCAGCAATTTGACCTAGCCGCTACTGAGATGCTGGACAGTAAGTGGGCAAGCCAAGTGAAAGGGCGCGCCAAAGAACTCGCTCAGGCAATGCGTACCGGCACCTGGGGCTGACATGAACCTACTCATCCCTCGCATATGGGCGTACGTAGCCGTACTGGCCCTGGGTGTTGCGATATGGGCACATGGCTGGGTATCTGGAGCTGCCCATAACCAAGAAAAGGAACTGAAACAGACCGTCAAGGATGTTCAGGTACTCGTCAAGGTAAGAGATAGAGTAGTCACTCAGTATGTGGATAGAGAAAGGATCGTTTACAAGCAGGCCGACACCATCATCAAGCAGGTGCCGGTCTATATCACCCCTGAAGCTGATGATCAGTGCCCTGTGCCTGATGGCTTTGTCCGCGTGCACGACGCAGCGGCCCGAGGAATCAGTTTGGATGCTGCCTCCGACACTCCTAATGCAACAGCCCCGCGAGCTTCAACCGCTACCAGCAGGCCCTAAAGTCAAGCTGAGCACCATAGCGACAACCGTTACCCAGAATTACGCCACCTGTAGGGCTAATGCTGAACAGCTCAGCAGCCTGCAAGAGTGGATCAATGAGCAAAACACCATCATCAATGGCCAGTGACCGAGAACGTTGTCCGGCGCGGCAACCCTAGGAGACGAGTCACATGGCCGAAATGCCCAAAATAGTCGTTCTTACGGACGACGAACTCACTGCGCTCATCGATAGCAGTGTCACGAAGGCTATAGCGCCGTTGTCGGATGCAATCGCCAAGATCAATGCAGGTACGCCAGCCACAACCCCTGGCCAACAAACAGGGGGTGAAACAGGTGGAAATGGCACTCAAAGCCCCGTAGATACTGGGTCCGCCCCTGGCCAACCTTCTGGCCAAGAGACCACAACGTTAAGCCTTGTGCCTAATGAGCAGGTGACTACAGGTGATTGGAACCTAGGCGTATGGGTAGCAGATGACGCTGCACGTATCTCTGTCGCCAGTAACCCTGCCTTGGCTAAAGGGCAGACAGCAGCATTGCCTGACGGCACTACCCGCAAGGTCATCAACGTCGAAGTATTTAACGATAAGACAAGCGTAACCTTTGATGGTAACAAGCTGGATCCAAGCAAGGTGGCTGGTAAGGCGGTGGTATTCACTGTCCCAAAGTCTGAGGGATCACCCGCCCCGGTAACTCCAAGCGTACCGGCCAATGACCCGCCTCCAGCACCAAGCACTGCGACCAAGCTGACCAATATTCCAATGGTTGGCGTGAACTTCGGCGCTCACCCTAATGCCTCTCAAGTGCAGCCGGGTGAAGCTGGAACTCACTACAAGTGGTTCAGCAAGAAGGATGTAGATTACTGGGTGGGTGAGCAGGGTGTACGCCTGATCCGCTGGCCCTATGAGCTGCAGCGTTCAATGGTTGCTGAGACTTCAACTGGTCTGCCTAGCAAGACGTGCGAGCTTGATTCAACGTTCAAAGCCAAGGTAAGGGAGCGCTATGAATGGATCAGAGCAGCGTCTAATGGTGAGGCCTGGATCATCTTTGACCCTCACCACTACTGGCGAGCTTGGAGAAACCAGACAGCGAATGGAAAGCAGACCGGAGCATTGCTTGCCGCTGGTGAGGCCGCTGGTCAGGGCAATCGCTGGAAGAGGCAAGAGCGCATCCTCATCGATGACAGGAATGGATGGGGTGCAAAAGAACTGGGTTTACACCTTGCCAACTTCGCCCGCGAGCTTGATGACCCAATGGTCTTGGGCTTCGGCATGGGTAACGAACCGTACCCGTCGAGCGGTGGGTTTGATGGCATCACATGGCAAGAGATGGAAAAGAAGGTTGTAGCTGACCTGAACATCGCTTTGCCAATCTTCCGTACTGTCACCAAGAAGCCTGCATTCGTATGTGGTAACTGGTGGGCAAGCGCACGAAACTGGGCTGAGTTTAGCGCCTCGTTCGTAGGAAGCATTAAGGATCCAGCCAATAACATCATATTTGAGAAGCACGGATACGGCGACCTGAGCAACGACTCAAGCGGTAAGTATCAGACAGGAGACTTGAATGCCTTCCCGACTGATCAGCTAACCAAGGTCTTCACGCCAGCCTACAAGTATTTCTCCGCAAAGGGCGTTCGATCCTTTATCGGGGAGACGGGTATACCTCCGACCGATTCCGCTCGTGCAGCGCTTGCTGTGGCTCTGGATGACGCTGAGAAGGCCAATGTTCCTGTGACCCTGTGGGTCGCTGCAGGTGACGGTGCTATGAATGGCGAGAAGATGTATCTCGATGACGCTGCTCACGCTAAGACACGCGAGATGCTGAAGCCACGGTTCGCCAAGCGCTTCGCTGAATGGACACCTGTCCGAGGGTAAGGCCATGACTAACGATCATTTCCACCATTGGAACGATGGTCGCGGCCATCGACGCGTGTTCGTCAATGGCAACGAGGTGCTCAACGTCCGCTGGGCTGATACCAAGCAAGGCATCGTCGTCTATGCGCCTCGACCCTACAAGGTAAAGCGGCCAGAGGGTGATGTGGTGTACACACGCAGGCTCAGAGGCGTGGTAACCGTTGTTCCTGTTGAGGAAAGTAGAGATGGCCAAGGTAGCCATGACGTTAACGGTTAAGGTCGCATGGTGGGTTAGGCCATACCTCTATGGCCTCGTGCTTATGTCCAGGCTAACGGGATTAGAGCCTGACCTCGACAAGGTAGAGGCAGTTGTTCTCAAAGGGCTGAGGGTAAGGCCATGACACAGTGGAAGGTCACTTTCGTAAACGACAAGGACACTATCCAGAAGGCGGAAGAAAAGCTTATCGAAGCTGAGGTAATGGAGCTGAGAGGCAAGACCGCCACTTACTACGACCGAGACGACGTTGAGATCGACACTGACTACAACGTTGTACACGTCGAGAGGGTGATTGAATGACCGTGATGACCAATCAGGTAGGAGCGGATCTTCTCAAAGCCCTCGGGATGGAAGGCATGCCCGTTACAGGGGTGACAGTCCACTTCCAGGCCGAGCAGGCTGTAGAGGTGCAGGTGAAGTTCTTACCTGATAAGTCACAGGCTGAAGGCGTGATTGCGATCCTCAAGCGTTACCAGCTTCAGGAGAAGGTGGAGTAATGGCCTGTCCTGCATGTGAAGCCCGTAAGGCATGGATCAAGAAGTGGCCCAGCAACAGCTAAGCCACTTCGTTAGATCAGTGTCTTGGTGACTGATCATGGCGGGCTTCGTTCTCTGCCATGAGGACAGCTATACGAGCAAGTTCATGTTTCTCATGTAGCCGCAGATAATCATCCTTATCCTCGCGCGTCCTGTGCTTGCCTGGATTAAGAAAGTCCTTCTGGTGAGCAATGTATCTTTCAGACTCACCAACTGTTAATCCAACAATGATTTCTTGGCCATGCGCGTCAGTGCTTAGAATTCTTAGCTCATTCATGTAGCTACGTGCTGCATCATCCAAATCAAGCATGTCTGTATCCCTCAGAATGTGAGGTCCTAATTAAGCATGCCTGTAAATGAGAAACAAACCCCATAAGCGGAGAATTTCATGCCCAATGAGTGCGGGGCAAAAACCCGTGCCGGTGGGAAATGCAAAGCCCCTGCAATGGCCAATGGCCGATGCCGTATCCACGGCGGAGCAAGTACCGGCCCCAGGAACGCGAGTGGCAACCAAAATGCCAGAAAACACGGTATTTACTCAGATGCCTTAACTGCCGATGAGCAGGAGATGTGGAATGAGATCGGTGTCGGCACTCTCGACGATGACATCAAGATTGCCAAGCTTCAGCTGCGCAGGGCATTGATAGCCCAGGCTAAAGCAGAAGAGGGTGATGGCTTGGATCTCGATGTGGAGACCGATTCAAACGGTCCGGCAGGCTCAACCAGGAGCACCCAGCGCCGCCGCCGTGGATACGAAGACATTATCAATCGCTTACTAGGCCGGATCGGCGATCTTGAGGCTAAGCGTGCAGAGCTGCTTAAAGCCAACCCGCCACCGGAAATACCAGTAGGCAGGATACAGATTGAGGTAGTAAGTGGACGGGAGAACGGTACGGCTACAGATGACAGAGCCGCAAGCCCGGTTCTTCCAGCTTCCTGACAAATACCCAGCGTTCATAGGCGGATTCGGTACCGGTAAGACAGAGACGCTTGCCAACTGTGCGTTACGTGACGGCCTTGAGTCATCCAGTGCATTGATAGCGCTGTATGAGCCAACGTACGACCTTGTGCGACTCATCCTTGCCCCGCGCATGGAAGAGAAGCTGTCCAGCCTGGGCATACGGTACAAGTACAACAAGCAAGAGAACATCATCTACACCAGTTCAAGTCAATGCGGGGACTTCATCCTCAGAACGCTTGAGAATCCAGCGCGAATCATCGGTTATGAGTCATACCGGGCTCATGTAGATGAGATCGATACGCTTAAAAAGGATCAGGCGCGGCTGGCATGGCAGAAGATCATCGCCCGGAACCGGCAGAAGCCAGAAGGCATCGCAAACCCATTCAACCGGGTGTCAGCCTATACAACCCCTGAAGGTTTTCGGTTCGTCTATGAGACGTGGGGCCGCAATCCTAAGCCAGGGTACGCCATGGTTCAGGCGGCAACTTATACGAACCCCTTCCTTCCCGAGGATTACGTACAGAGTCTCAGGGACAGCTACCCAGCAGGGCTCATCGAAGCTTATATCGAAGGGCAATTCACGAACCTGACAGCAGGCAGCGTTTACCCGAACTTTGACCGCAAGCTGAATCACTCAGACGCGGTGTTGCAGGAGAGGGAGCCTGTACTGATCGGTATGGACTTCAACCGGCTGCATATGGCAGCGGTGATCTATGTAATGCGCAATGGGCTCCCTGTCGCGGTGGATGAGATCACAGATGGTCGAGACACGCCGCAAATGGCCGAACTCTTTGTTGAGCGGTACAAGCGCAAAGGGCATGCGGTGCAGATATTCCCCGATGCCAGCGGCCAGAACGCCAGCAGTAAGAATGCCAGCGAATCTGACCTTTCAATTCTGAAACAGGCCGGGCTTAGCGTGAAGGTAAATAGTACCAACCCGGCCATCATGGATAGGGTGAATGCTGTTAACGCCCTGATCATGAACGGTAACGGTGAACGACGGCTAAAGGTTAATACCTATCGCTGCCCAAACCTCACAGATGGCCTCGAACAGCAGGCCTATGACAAGAACGGCATGCCAGATAAATCCAGTGGTATCGACCATGTGCTGGACGCAGGCGGCTATCCACTTGCCTATCTATTCCCGGTTAAAGGCCGGTTCTCGTATGACGACGTAGGATAAAACAATGGGCGTAGTCACTTACCTGAATGACAAGCTGCAGAACCTGGTGGCAAACCTAGGTACTGAGCGAGACAAGGCTACGCATTCCACCTATGGCATGCCGTTCCTGTCTGATGAGCAAGCCATCAATGCCTACCGTGGCACATGGATGGCACGAAAGACCATCGATATCCCTGCCTCTGACTCGGTGCGCAAGTGGCGAGCATGGCAGGCTGACAAGAATCAGATCGGGCAGATCGAAGCTGAAGAGAAGAGGTTAGCGGTAAAGGCCAAGGTCGAAGAGGCTATGATCAAGGCCCGCCTGTTCGGTGGGGCTGCGATATTCATTGGTACGGGTGAGCGTGATACCAGTAAGCCTCTTGATCCCAATCGAGTGGGCAAGGGTGGTATCAAGTATCTGAACGTGCTGACCAAGCGTCAGCTGTCACCTACCGAGCTTGAGCGTGATGTCTTGTCGGCATACTTCGGAAAGCCTAAAGCTTACCGGTTGGCGGGTGGGGCATTCGATATCCACCCCTCACGGCTGATTATCTTCGTCGGTGCGCCGATACCTGACCAAGACCTAGTGCAGGGCAGCGAATACGGGTGGGGCGATTCAGTCCTCTTGTCCATATCGGAGACGATCAAACAGGCTGATGCCACGATGGCAAACATTGCCAGCATGGTCTTTGAAGCCAAGGTTGACGTGATTCGTATTCCTGACTTCATGGCTAACGTGAACGACCAGAAGTACAGAGACAATGTACTGCAGCGGATGAGCCTTGCTGGCACAGCCAAAGGAACTAACGGGATGCTTCTTCTGGATAAGGAGGAAGAGTACGAAACCAAGTCGGCAAACTTCGGCACGCTGCCAGACGTCGCTGATCGGTTTCTACAGCAGGTATGCGCTGCATCAGACATCCCGGCCACTCGCTATCTGAGTCAGGCTCCGGCTGGCATGAACAGTACAGGAGAGTCGGACCTTGCCAATTACTACGACCGGATCCAATCCAGCCAGGAACTAGACCTTAGCCCAGCGCTGGAAGTATTCGATGAATGCCTGATCAGGTCCGCTCTGGGTAGTCGTCCAGCAGGGATCTATTACACATGGCGGCCGCTCTGGCAGATCAAGGCAACCGACAAGGCAGCGATCGGCAAGACCACAGCTGACACGATTAAGACGCTGGCTGACACCAAACTCTTCCCTGAAGAGGTGCTTAGCAAGGCAGCTCAGACGATGCTGGTTGAGCAGGACGTAGTGCCTGGGCTTGAGACGGCAATGGCTGACTACCAGACAAGCAGACCAGACGAAGAATAAGCCGAGTAGAGCGGCATCCTCCGAGGTAACACATGAATCTTACAGACTCCGTAACGGTGTCCAGCGTACGCAGGACTGCCGATGGATACCTTGTGGCCGATGCAAAAGTGGCCCGAGTCGGTATTCAGGAATATCTGGGCTCAGAGCTGGGCAAGCCTGAGATGCCGATCGTTCGGGTTTATCGCCCAGCAGAGTCGGTATTCCACCAGGACGCCATGAAGTCCTACGCCTACCGGCCCATGACCAACGATCACCCAGGCGAAAGCGTCAGCGCTGACAACTGGAAGGATCACGCAATCGGGCAAACCGGTGGCGAGGTCATGCGTGATGGCGACTTTGTTCGCGTACCCCTCGTGCTGATGGATGGCAAGGCTATCCGGGACTACGAGGCCGGCAAGTGCGAGCTGTCGATGGGCTACGGCGCTGAAGTCATCTTTCAGGATGGCGAGACCCCAGACGGCCAGAAATACGACGCCTATTTAGGCCCCATGAAGATGAATCACCTTGCGTTAGTTGACCGCGCCCGTGGAGGCGAGCAGCTGCGTATCGGCGATAACAAAACCCAAACCCCAAAAGGAGGCCATGACATGGCTGATCAACTGCGCACGGTCATTGTAGATGGACTGTCCGTTCAAACCACTGACCAGGGCGCTCAGGCTATCGACAAGCTGACCAAGCAGCTCGGCGATGCCAAGGCAGACACTCAGAAGCTGGCTGATGCCCATGCCGTGGCTCTGGCTGCCAAAGACGACCAGCTGAACAAACTTCAAGCCGCTCTGGATGATGCCAAAGCCAAGGTGCTGAGCGATGCCCAGATCGATGCTCGTGTGAAAGAGCGTGCTGACCTGATCGCCACCGCCAAGACCATCGCCGATGCTGACTACTCCGGCAAATCTGACGCCGAGATCCGCAAGGCCGTTGTGGTGGCCAAGTTTGGCGATGCCGTTATCGCTGGCAAGCCGGAGGCCTACGTTCAGGCTCGCTTCGACCTGCTGGTTGAGGATGCCTCCAAACAAGACCCGGTCCGCAGCCACTTCCAGGCGCAGGACAGCAAGCCGCAGCAGAACATCAACGACAACGGCCAGGCCGCCTATGAAGCACGCCTTCAGAATGCCTGGAAAACTGGAGGTGCTAAATAATGGCTATCCAAACTAGCTATTCCGAGAACATCCGCGCAGGTGTACCCGGCGCGCTCGTGGACATGATTCCGAAAACCCTGCTGTCCCGTAACGTCGAGGACGCAGCGGGCATCGCCTTCGGTGTGCCTGTATACCAGGGTGCTCGTGATAAGGGCGTAACTGCCACCACTGGTACAGCAGCCACCTTCGTTGGCTTCACTGTCATGGATCGCTCTGTAGCGGTTGGCAGCAAGTTCAGCCAGTACGAGTCGGCCCGCGTGATGACCAAGGGTGCGCTCTGGATCACTGCTCCTGCCGCTGTAACAGCAGGCGCAGCAGTCGTGATCGGCGGCGTGACTATCCCCGGCGCTCGTTACGACACCAGCGCTGCAGCTAACCAAATCGTTCAAGTCCGTCTGGGCTAAGGAGTAATTAATGTCCGCAATCAAGCTTCTGGACGCCCAGGCCGCAATGGGCTTTGTGACGTCTCAGACCTCTTACATCGAACGTCAGGTTAACGAAATTCAGTATCCTGATATCCAGTACCCACAGCTGGTACCGGTCGATACCACTGCAAGCCCGTGGGCCAAGACTGTTACCTATTACTCTTCCGACAAGTTCGGTAAAGCAGGCTGGATTAACGGCAACTCCGACGATATCCCAATCGCTGGCACCGAGAAGACCAAGAACGAGACCGCTGTGTATACAGCAGGTATTGGTTACGCCTACGGTTTGGAAGAGATCAGCCAAGCACAAATGCTAGGCATTAACCTTCCCGGTGACGATGCTCAGGCAGCTCGTCGTGCCTACGAAGAGATGGTTGACCGTGTTGTTATCGGCGGTGATGCATCAAAAGGCTTCTATGGCCTGATCAATGTTCCGGGCGTAACTGTTGGTACTGCCACTACCGGAGGCTGGGCCACAGCAACGCCTGCCCAGATCCTGGCTGACGTCAACAATCAGCTGACAGGCCAGTACACCGGCACGCTGTACACCGCTCCGGTCGATACTCTGTTGTTGCCTTACTCAGCTTGGCTCCTGCTGACCACTCGTATGGTTAGCGACCTGTCTACCGAGACAATCTTCAGCTGGCTGCTACGCAATAACGTGTACACGGCGGTGACCGGTCAGGCGCTGTCTGTTCGTGGTCTGCGCCAGCTAGACAAGGCTGGCGCAGGTGGTACTCGCCGTATGGTTGCCTACCGCCGCGATCCTTCAGTTGTGAAGCTTCACATCCCAATGCCGCACCGCTTCCTGCCGGTGTTCCAGGCTGGCCCGATCCGCTACGAAGTGCCCGGCATCTTCCGCCTGGGCGGTGTAGATGTTCGTCAACCGCTGCTGTTCTCTTACGTAGACGGCATCTAAGGGGGTTCCCATGGCTGAAGTTACCAACAACCACGACAAGACCCCGATCGAAGTGGCAGGAGTTCGCCTCCTGCCCGGCCAGACAGCGGAAGTGGCGGATTGGGACAAGTTCAAGGACCGTCAGAACATCAAGTATTACCTTGATGAAGAGCTTCTGAGCGTGAAGGCCAGTTCAGTAAAGCCATCCAGTGATGACAGCGACAAGCAGGCGTTACTGGATCAGCTGAAGGCCTTGGGTGTTGACGCTGCCGCTAACAGCAAAGTCGAAACCCTGCGCAAGAAGCTGGACGAGGCTCAGAAAGCCGCTCAGGAGCGTCAGGCTGTTATTAATGAGCTAACAGCCTTGGGCGTTGAGTTTGACCAGTCCGAAAGCCTGGAAGACCTAAAGGCCAAGCTGGCTGAAGCCAAGAAGTAATCACCCGGGCGGTTCGCCGCCCACTTATTCGATGTATCTATGGCGTATCAAGGTTTTGGCATGGTCGCCTGAGTAACAATGGAGCTGGAAATGACCTACCCACGCCACCTCCCAGTATCTCTGGGGCCGGTATACGATCACCTGGAAGACAGAGACCGGCTCAGTGGATTGATGACCACTGGCACAAGCATCTTCACCAAGCACCTGTTTGGCCGGATGAAGACTCAGCCAGCAGCCAATGCGATCACCTTTCACATGATTATTGAAGTCGAAACCGACTTCCTCGGGTTTCGGATCGGTATCCCGAACATCCATACAGCCGCGGTAACTGGCGTCAAAGCTTGTGTAGGAGTGGTTGCAGCAGTTCCTACCGCTGACTATCAGGTCTTCACTACTCCTGAGGCCAGCGAATGGGTAGACGTCACTTGGAACAACGGCGCGGCCACAGTTGACCTGCCGATGCGGATAGCGGAAGAGCGTTACAGCTTGCCCTGGTCAGACATGATCTACCTTCCCAGCATCGCTCGGACGGATTCGGCATCAGGTCGGCCATTGATCATGGTTCGTATCGAGTATCCCGCAGGCTCTACGCTGACCACTCCATACAACGATCTTTACTACTGGCGAGGCTCTTCGGCACCCCGGATATATCGCAGCACCAACCAAGAGGTTCAGGGCGTCACGAACAAGGCTACGTTCACCCAGAACAACATTGTGACCTCTGGTGGCGATGCCAAGGCCGTCGTGCCAGCAATTCAGTACATGACGACCAAGCGCGGTCATCAAGTGATGATCATGGGCGACAGTATCCAAGAGGGGCTAGGGGGCAATGTTAGGGACTATGGAGCCATCCAGCGCACCTGCTATGAGCTAAGCACGCCAGAGCGCCCGATTGAATACTTCAACGCTGGTCTGCATGCCCAAGGTCCTGATCTGTATAGTCGGATGATCGAAGACCACATTGACCGTGTTCGCCCAACAGTGCTCAGCTATGCACCTTGGTCTGGTAACGATGTTGCGGCCGACACTGGAATGACGGTAGCGGCCCAGCGCCGATATAAGGCAGCGCTTGGGCGAGTTTATGCAGCGCTGCAGCAACGCAACATGCGACCGATGATCTTCTTTCCAGAGGCGACACCGGTTAACACCAGCTACCGAAATGTCGGGGCTAACGACCAGATCCGCCGTGATTACAACACCAAGTTCTTGCCGGGTGTCGTGAACGGGGTGGTATTCAAAGGGTATGCCGCTGCTATCACAGGCGATCGAGACGCGGCAGGCCAGGATCAGATCAAGACAGGCTTTACCGGCGACAACGTCCATCCGAATGATGCTGGCTACGACGCCTTGAAAGAAATCGTAAAGCCTTACTTCAAGCGCCTACTGGCGTTACTTCCATAACGAAAGGGCTGAAACCATGGTTCAGTTTTACGGAACGGTAGAGGGGGCAGATGCCTACCATACCGACATGGGTAATTCAGCCTGGACGGGTGATAACGCAGCTAAATCGGCTGCGTTGCTCCGGGCCTCCGTCTATATCGACGGACGTTATCGTAAGCAACCTCCATCTGGCCGCTGGGAATCTATGTTCCCCGGCAGCAAGACGGCAGCAAGGGGGCAGGAGCGGGAATGGCCCCGCATAGGCGCTACTGACTACGACGGCAACCCCATCCCTGATGACGAGGTTCCGGTTGAGGTCGAGTACGCCACGTATGAAGCCGCTATTCGTGAGCTGTCGTCCCCAAGCAGCCTGAGCCCGGACTTTGTCGCAGTTGCTGCGATTAAGCGCGAGAAGGTGGGGCCTATTGATACGGAGTACGCGGTGTCGGCCGACGGCGGTTCTGCTGAATCTGTACGTCCTGTTATCACGGTGATAGACGAGATCATCGCGCCTGTCTTAGTGGCTCGTTACGATCTACCTGGAGTGATGGTGGTATGACCGAAGCCGAGATCCTGCGCAATATAGAAGGGCTTGAACCAAGACTTCAGCGCGCCTACCTGGATCAAATACGCTCGGTCGTTGATGCAGCCACTATTGCAGAGATCGAAAGGCTGATAGAGCGGCAGGATGAGCGCGGCGTCAGCGAGCTGCTGTATCTGGGTGTCTTCGCTGCATTGATGGAGGCAAGTCGCGCCGCCTACATGGTTGGGGCTACATCGGAGAAAGTGAAGCCGCCGCGCCCAGGTGCAAAGCCTATAGAGTTCGACGTCAACCAGACCGAGGCACAGGCCGATATCCAGAAGGGTGCAGCGGATCTGCTGGAAGAGATATCCAGTAATCAGCGTGAAGCCATTAGCGTGACGATGCGCGCTGGCCTAAATCGTGGACAGACGGCTAGAGAGACGGCGCTAGATATTATCGGCAGGGTAAGCGCTCAAACCGGTAACCGCTCAGGCGGTGTGGTCGGCCTTGCTGGTAATGATGCTCAGGCCATTGTTCGAGCTACAGAGCAGCTATTGAGCGGTGATCCAGTCCAGATGCGGCAGTATTTGAACCGGATAGACCGTGATAGGCGGCTGGATAAGATTGTTCAAGAAGCCATTGCAGCTGAGAAGCCAGTCAGTAATGCCGATGTAAAGAAGATTATTGGGCAGTACGCTGACCGCAAACTTCAGTCTCGCGCCCAGATGATCGCTCAATCAGAAGCGCACAAGGCCTATAACGCTGGCTGGAATAGGCTGTATGCCCAGCTACTGCAGCAGGATGTACCGCCTGAGTCAGTCGAAAAGATATGGCGGAGCAAGGGTGACGACAAGGTTCGCCATACCCACGCACTGCTGAATGGTCAGCGGGTTCAATTCAATCAACCATTCCAGTCGCCTAAAGGAGCTCAAATGATGTTCCCGGGCGATGATTCGCAGGGCGCGGGCTGGGATGAACTGGCTCACTGCCGTTGCACTGTCTCCTACCGCGTAAAGCGCGCTGCTAAGGGGTAACCATGCCGGATATCTACGATCGCGCTAAAGCCACCGCTGCGCGCCAATTAGCGCCACGCTCAAAAGGTGGAAAAGGGCTTGAAATGACTCTTACCAAGTCGGTAACGGGTGAGTATGACCCCGAGACCGGAACAACAGGTGGGTCAACCGAGATCTATGAAGGCTCCGCTTTGAGAGAGACCTATGATGAGGCGGATATCAATGGCACGACGATCCTCCAGAGCGACGTTAAATTCATCGTTTCTCCTGTCCAGCTGACCGGCGCTGATATGCCAGAGATAACGGATGGCGACAAGATAACGTTTGATGGTTCTACCTATTCGGTTAAGAACGTATCGCCATGGAACTACGCAGGCTTGAACATCGGGTTTGAAGTTCAGGCAAGGGAGTAAGCAATGCCTCGCGGTTCACATATGACTACTCGCTATGGCGGGCAGAACGGCAGCTTCTCGCTACAGATAGAGAATTGGGCGAATGAGGCTTTAGGGGCTATTGAGCAGACCTTTAAAGACGTAGTTATTCAGATTGGCGAGACGCTAGTTAACCTGAGCCCCGTCGATACGGGTCTATTCAAGGGGAACTGGCAGCTCACGATAGACGCGCCATCTAATCACAGTATCGACCGCCACGATAAAGAAGGAAGCGAGACTATTTCGGCTTTGATTGCTGCCGCTAATAGTCTTGAGCCGGGGCAAACTGCTTGGCTAGTCAATAATTTGATTTACTCGATCCCTTTGGAATATGGGTATAGCCAGCAGGCTCCCGCAGGGGTTGTTCGTATAACGGTTGCCCAATTTCAAAAGATTGTAAGAGAAGCCGCTCAAAGGAATCAGGTATGAGCCATAGGATAATCAGGAGCCTGTTTGAGGCTCGCCTGAAGACATGGGCGGCGAGCAAGAATCTCCGAGTGGCTTACCAAAACGTGAGCTTCAAACCGGGTGACGCTGAGACCTACTTAACGACTGCCACGCTTCCCGCATTGACCGACAGCCTGACGCTCGCCGGGGATCATCGGGAATACACCGGCATCTTCCAGGTCAGCGTTGTGACGCCGGCAGGGAAGGGAGCCGGGGCAGGGGAAGCCTTGGCGGATGAGCTTGCCGCTCTGTATCCGCTCAACGACCGCTTAAGCAAAGGTGCCTTTATCGTCCAGATCATCACCCCTATGGCCGTAGCCAGGGAAATCCAGGGCGATACCGATTTCACCATCCCGGTCAGCCTGACCTATCGCGCCGACACTATCTGAATTCGCCCGTTGGGCAAGCCAAGACCCGCCAAGTGCGGGTTTTTTATTGACTGAAAACTGCCAACGGCAGAGAGGACTATTACATGAGCGTTACATTGATCAACGGCTTGACCGTGGATTTCTCGGCGGCAATTGATGAGGGTGTTGCTGTTACGGCCCTGACCAATGCCAATCCTGCCGTAGCCACTGCCGCAAATGAGTTCGCCAATGGCGATGTTGTGTTACTGGGCACTGGCTGGGAATACGCTAATGACCGAGCCTTCCGCGTAGCCGCTGCAAGCGCTACCGGGTTTACAGTTGAGGGTCTTAATGCTCTGGATACAACGCGCTTCCCTGTCGATAACGGTGTAGGTGTAGCCCGCGTCGTTACAGACTGGGTGCGCATTAACCAGATCACGGCATTGGCCTTCACAGGCGGTGATCAGAATTACTACCAGTACCAGTTTCTTGAATCCAAGGTTCAGAAGCAGATCCCAACATTCAAGTCGGCGATGAGCTTCACCCTAACCATTCTGGATGACCCGACCCTACCGTTCTACCAGTACCTCGAACAAGCTGACCAGGACGGTTTGATTCGTGTGGTTCGCTTCAACAACAGCGACGGCTCCACCAACATCTATCCGGTTTACGTCGGTTTCAACAACAACCCCGTCGGTGATATCAACACTGGCCGCACTGTAACTGCATCCTTTGCCCTGGCCGGTGAAGTTGTCCGGTACGCTCGCTGAGGTGATGAATGAGTAAGGTACTTTTCAAACTAGATCCCAACCCGACCTTTGATGCAATTGTTCCAATACCCTTGCATGGCGGGGGCTCGGCTAACGTCAAGATGAAGTTTAAGCATCGCCCCAAGGCTGAGCTGCAGCAATTCATCGAGGCCACCAAGGAAAGTCTTCTAGATGATCTAATCATAGAAATGGTAGTCGGCTGGGATCTTGAGGATGAGTTTACTCCTGAGAACATCAAGCGCCTTACAGAAAACTATGGCGGCTCCGGGTTGTTGGTATACAAGACCTACATCAATGAGCTGACTCAGGCATCACGTTTAAACTGATCGGCGCTGCTCGGGCGCTGTACCGGAAGCAGCCAAAGGCTTCTGATCTAGCGGCGTTCGGGCTTACACCTGACCTCCTGGGCAGCATCGATTACCCGTTATGGCCTGAGAATATGCAGGCCTTCCAAGTCTTCGAGGCCATGATGACGCAATGGCGTTGTGGCCCCGGAGGACCTACCGGACTTGTGTACAGCGAGATCCCGGTTGTCATGCGGTATCTATCCATTCCTGAAGCAGACCATGGCGAAGTCTTCGACGCAGTACGCGTGATGGAGAGCGCCGCGCTTGAAGCCATTCACCAAGAGAAATAGCCATGGCAAATGATATTGCTTCCCTTGGCCTAAGGGTTGACTCAAGCGAAGTAGATAAGGGCACGGAAAGCCTAAAGCGGCTGGCAAGTGCAGGTGAAAAGGCGGAAGCCTCGGCCAAGAAGGTAGAGGAATCTGCCGGGCAGGCGACCAAAGCCATCAAGGAGCAGAAGGATGAGGTCGGCAGGCTTCTCGGCTCCATCGACCCTGCTACCAGGGCACTGGACAAGCTGGACCAGCAGGAGCGCAAGCTTGCTCAGTTCCGGTCGTCGAACAAGATCGACATCGACACATACCGGCAATACAAGTCGGTGCTGGATCAGAGCAGGGAGGCAATATCCCGACAAGCTGATGCACTGAACCGAACTGGAATTACTGCTAAGCAGACCGCTGCCGCATTGCGTGGCGTTCCTGCTCAGTTCACGGACATCGTTGTATCGTTACAGGGTGGACAGGCACCGTTAACCGTACTGCTCCAGCAGGGCGGACAGCTGAAGGACATGTTCGGTGGTATTGGTCCTGCTGCGCGCGCATTGGGGGGATACGTCGCCGGACTGGTAAACCCCTTCACGGTAGCCGCGGCAGCTGCAGCAGCACTTGCCTTTGCTTATAAGCAGGGCAGTGATGAGGGCTCAGTCTTCCAGCGCGCCCTGATTGTTACCGGCAACCAGTCGGGCCAGACCGCCGACAGCATGGCGAACCTTGCCAGACAGGTCAGCTCGGTTACTGGAACCACCGGGGCAGCTGCGGATGCACTGACGCAGATCGTCGCGACCGGCAGGATTGCCAGCGACCAATTCAAAAACATCGCTATCGCTGCGGTGGCTTTCGAGAGTGCTACCGGGCAGGCTGTAGAGCATACGGTTGCCCAGTTCCAGAAGCTGGCAGAAGACCCAGCCAAAGCATCGGCAGCACTAAATGAGCAGTACCACTACCTAACTGCTTCTGTTTATGAGCAGATCAGAGCGCTAGAGGAACAGGGCGACAAGGTAGGGGCTGCAAACCTTGCCGAAGAGACTTATGCCAGCGCCCTTCAAGTTCGCTCCAATGCTATCAAGCAGAACCTTGGCTATATTGAGGCAGCTTGGGATTCCATTAAATCCAAAGCTAAAGCTGCTTATGACGCCATGCTTGATATTGGGCGGGAGCAGACCATTGATGACAAAATATCCTCCCTTAGAAAGGATATAGAGGCTGCTCAAAATTCCAGCGCAAAAAGCTATAAAGACCAAGCTGCAGGACAAGGCGCTTATACGCCTCCTGCCCAAATTGCTGCAATGCAAGCAAGGCTTCGCCTTCTTCAGCAAGAGCGAGATACGCAAAAGTCAGCATCTGAGGCTAGCGAAAAGGCTGCCCGAGCAGAACAGGAGTCTATAGCCGGAAGGAATGAGCTACACAAAAGGTATCTTGCAGGGCTCGATAGGGAAGCCAAGAAAAATCTAGAAATTGAGAAGATAGACATTGCACGCCGCCAAGCCCTGGGCGGTAAAGATGTAGATGTCGGGCAAATCAATCGCGAGTACGAAGTATCCCGCAAAAAGATTGAAGAAGACTTTGAAAAATCAGCACCAAAGACTCGCAAGCCCGCAGCCTATCAGGACGACGCAGCCACTCGGATGCTTCTGTCTCTCAAGGAGCAGGAGGCCACTCTACGAAGCCAGCTCACCACCAACGAGAAGCTGACCGCCTCTCAGCGTGCTCTGGCTCAGTTTGAGCAGCAGATAGCCGACCTCAAGACCAAAGGCACGCTTACTGCCCAGCAGAAAAGCCTTCAGGCGAATGAGCTGCAGATCAGGGCTCAGCTTGAGCAGAACGTAGCGCTTGAGGACGAGATCAAGAAGCGCGAACAGCTGACCAAGCTGCAAGCCTTCCAGCAGTCTCTTGAGGCCAGCAGGGCTCAGGAGCGCGAGGGGTACGCCGACCAACTGGCTGGCTCAACGCTAGGCCCAGAAGCACGGCAAAGGCTTCAGGCAGAGCAGAAGATCAGGCAGGACTATCAACGTCAGCTTGAACGGGCGGCGCGGGATCGCACCAATGGCTCTATAACTGAGGACACCTACCGGGCGGAGACCGAAGCGCTCAAGCAGAACCTGGACGAGCGTCTGGCAATGCAGCAGGAGTATTACTCCGCGCTGGATGAACTGAACGGCAATGCGGCGGTAGGCGCGCAACGTGCAATAAGCGAGTACAGCGAGCAAGCCAAAAACATAGCGGACCAGACTCAGAACTTTGTTGGTGGAACGCTTGAGAATCTGACGACAGGCATTGCTGACAGCCTGACCGATGCAATCACCCACACCAAAGACCTTGGTGATGCGATGGCAAGCCTGGGGGAGACGATCCTTACCCAGGTGGTTAGCTCACTGATTGAGATGGGCGCACGGTACGCCATCAACGCAGCGTTGGAGGTGGCAGGGCTCACAACCGTGCAGACCGCCAAGGCTGCGCTGGGCGCTACGGCAGGGGCAGGCTATGCCGCTGCTGTGACAGGCCAATCTACAGCCGAGGTCAACTTGGCTGCATTGAACGCCTTCGCTTCTACCGCGGCTATTCCTATCGTTGGTCCTGCATTGGCTCCAGCAGCAGCGGCCACAGCGGCGGCGGCTACGGCACCGTTTGCAGCGGCAGCGATTGCAGCAGCTTCTTCTGCTATTGCAGGGGCTGCCACGGGTGGCTTCTCTGAGGGTGGTTATACCGGTCCGGGTGGTAAGTACGACCCAGCCGGTATCGTCCACAAAGGCGAGGTGGTCTGGTCACAGGCTGACATTGCACGGGCGGGTGGTGTGGCGACGGTTGAGTCGCTGCGTAAAGGCTACGCGCCGAATGGCAATGCCGGGCTGGCTGGTACCGCTCCGGGCAAGTCAGGCGGTGGCGGCGTGGTGGTCAATCTTCATGAGGACGCGAGTAAAGCAGGTCAGGTACAGCAGATCAATCAAAGCAGTGGAGGCATGACCATGGATGTTTATGTTGCCAACATCCAGCAAGGCGGTCCTGCCGCTAGGGCTATCGAGCAAGCTTATGGACTTAGAAGGGTAGGACGATGACGGTTCTGGAGCAGTTTTACGCATCAGGCGGATCCGATGTAAAGATCGCCACTCTAGAGCTGTCCTGTCCTGCCTGGGAGAAGCCTGTCTATCTGTGTAAGGCCTATGAGGATGTGATGGCTGCAACCGAAACAGGGGAGGTTGTGACATACCAAGCCTGCGGTATGGATGTGGCCCTGCCCAAGCGGGACAACAGCGGGAATCAGACGCTGAACTTCGCCATTGATAACGTCACCGGCGAGTCTCAACAGCTGATCGATGAGGCCTTGGATACCAGACAGGTTATTAGTTTGGTGTTCAGGGTGTATCTGTCCAGCGATCTGTCCGGCCCGGCTGAGAAGCCTTACCGGATGAAGGTGAAGGGCGGGTATATACAGGGCGTCACCTCCCAGCTGTCTTCCGGCTACTACGACCTGTTGAACCTTGCTTGGCCCCGCCGAAAGTACACCTTGGACTTTGCTCCCGGCCTACGGTACGTCTGATATGACCCTGAATGACTATTTCTCTGCCGTCTACCTGGACGGCGGGAGAGGCGAGGTCGTGGACGGTATCCAGCGGCTGGACTGCTGGGGGCTTGTCCGTGCGGTGAGGCATGAGGTCTACGGCCTCCCGCTTCTACCTAGCTGGGGGCATGTCCGGCACACGATGGCTCGTGAGTTCACCAAGGCCGCTCATGAATGCACCGGTGCAATGGTTCCTTGTGAGCCAAGGGTAGGCGCGATCGTCTGCCTTTGGCGTGGAGCAATCTGTGTTCACGTGGGGTTGGTCGTTGACGTAGACGGGCGACTCCACGGTATGGAAATGCTTCAGACGGGTGTTTCCGTGAAGCCACTTAACAAGTTTCTCGAACGATATCCTAGAGCGAGCTTTCATTTTGATCAGCATTTTCCCCAGCAAGCTTGAGGGCGAACCTCTAGAAAAGCATTACACCGAGTCGGTGATGACGCTTGATAAGTGGCTTTCGATCAACGTCAAGAGCTATGAACGGCGCGCATTTCCGCCTATTAGCATCGAAATAAACGGATTACTGATTGATCCCGAGCATTGGGATTCGAAACTGTTTAGCCCTGAGGACGACGTTCGGATCTACCCTGAGCCCAAGGGTCTTGAGGCTGCAACTGTTGCTATTGTTGCGGCAGCTGCAGCTGCAGCGGTGGTAGCGGCGGTTATCTTCCTGCGGCCGAACGTCAAGACGCCAGGGTCATTCGATCAGCAGGGTAAAACACTCAACTTGGCCCGAAGCAAGGGCAACCAAGTCAAGATCGGCGATATCATCCGTGAGGCGGCAGGCAAGAACAGGATCTACCCTGACTACCTACTTCCTCCCCGTCACTACTTCGAGAACACCAGGATTCAGTGGGCTGAACTGCTGCTATGCGTGGGAGTAGGTGAGTTCCAGATTGACCCCGGCGCGGTAAAGGTCGGTGAGACATCCCTTGCATCCCTGGGTAATACCGCTTCCTACAAGATCTTTGGCCCAGGCCAAGACCTTTCCGGCGAGACGGCAGCGGACTGGTGGCATCCATCCACTGAGGTTGGATCCACAAGCACCGGCGGCGCGGGCCTTACGCTCAAGTCAACGTTTGCCATTGATGAGCAGCCCACGGCAGATACCTTCCTGTTCTCTGGTTATCAGATAAGCGTTCCTACCGGCGCGGGCTGGTTTCCTATCGGCTGGCAGCCCGGCCTGATTGCCCGAGTAGAGGTGATGTACCCCTACACCTATACAAGCCCAGGCAACGGTGGGGCAACGATCATCAGCGGACCTCATGTCGCCATGATCAACCCCTATGTGGGCATGCCCATCGAAATCACCGGAGATAATGCAGGCTCCTACGTGGTAGCCAGTTATCAGCCATTTGAGGAAGGCGGGTTAGGGGAGGACGACACACCGGCCACGATGACGCTCAACTATGCGAGCGGCGCACCGGCCAACGGCCTACAGACCGGCAACCTATACAGCTGCATCGGTCATCAGGGATTACGTTATCGTATAACGTCAGTTTCTGATGATGCAGTCAGTGATGACGATCCAAAGACTGAAAATCATGGCCCATCCACTATTACGGTGGAGCGCCTGACGGCTACAGGTACGGCGGATGACGAGTGGCCTGGGTTTGATACCTTCAACAGCGCGACACCCGTCATAACGCTGGATGCTTCCACGATTGAGGGTGACTGGGCGGGCCCTTTCGCGGCGTGTCCAGAGGATGAAGTCACCAATACCCTGGAGATCGACGTCTTCTTCCCGCAGGGCTTGGTTAACTTCAATACCAAGAAGGGCACCAAGAACCCGTTTTCATGCACCATTGAATTGCAATACAGAGACATGGCAACTCTTGGGGCATGGCAATCGGTACGCTTCAGATATACCAATAACACCTCTGATCAGCTTGGTTATACCGAGCGCGTCAATCTGCCTTCATCCATCCGGGCAGAGGTCAGAATGAGGCGTATAGGTCAGGAATCGACCTCTACCGACAAGTATGACCGCGTGCAGTGGTATGCCTTAAAGGCCCGCCTGAATAAAGCTCCTAAAGCTTACCAAGGCGTTACGGTGATGACTGTTTACATCCGTGGCGGCGATCAGCTATCGGCTCAGTCTGAAAGTCAGGTTTCGGTAGTCGCTACTCGTAAACTGCCTAGGCTCATAGGAGGGAGCTGGACAAAGCCAGTCGCTACTCGGGATATCGTCCCTTGGGTTGGGTATGTCGCCAAATCCATAGGCTATGTCGATGATGACTTCGACCTGGATGAACTGGAGCGGCTTGGAAAGGTTTGGAGCGATCGTCGTGATTACTTCGACTATGCCGTTGAGGACAGCAGCACGGTCAAGGAATGCATCAGTGATGCGCTGACAGCAGGCTTTGCTGAATTCACCCTTGAACGCGGCAAGCTCAAGCCGGTGCGGGATGAGCCTAGAAGTGTGTATGGGCAGATGTACTCACCCCAGAACATGACCGAGGCGCTCAAGCGCAGCTTTACGCTTCCATCTCCTGATGATTACGACGGGGTGGACATCAAGTACACCGACGAGAAGACCTACGCAGACGAGACTGTTAAGTGCCGTCTGCCTGGGGATGAGGGGAATACGGTCAAGGAGATCACTCTTAACGGCGTGACCAACCGAGACCGAGCATGGCGGATAGGGATGCGGCGGCGCAGGGAATATGCCTACCGCACCAAGAGCTATAACTTCTCCACGGAACTGGCTGCGCTCAATAGCGGGTATCTGAGCTATGACGTGGTGGCGGATGACGTTCCTGGTTATGCCCAGAGCGCGATCCTGGAAGACTTCATGGCAATTGACGGCATGAGTGTGCTGGTGAGTTCTGAACCGCTTCAGTGGCAGGAAGATCAGCAGCATGTGGTTCTGCTGCGTCGCCCGAATGGATCCACCAGCGGCCCATGGCCTGCATCCAAGCTGGACGATTACCGGATGACCATTGGTGATCTGGACTTCGTTCCCGATACCAGTTGGGAGATTGATCCGCCTCATCTGCTGTTCGGCACCATGAAGCGTTCCGGCTACCCCGTTCTGATTACTTCAATTGAACCAGGCGAATACACCGCTGATGTAGAGGCGGTCGGTTATGACGAACGCGTCTATGCCGATGACAACAACGTCGCGCCGGAGGACGCATGATCACATACCCAAAGGAGTTGCCCAGGCCGTTACAGGATGGGTATGAGCTACAGACCGCAAGTCCAAAGGTTGAGACCTCTTTCCAAAGCGGACGCACGATCGAAAGACGGGCATTCACTTCGGTTCCAACCCAGGCGTCGGTCAAGTGGCTGATGACCGAATCGCAGGCCAGATACTTCGAGGCTTGGTTTGAAGAGGTCCTGGTATCCGGTACCAAGTGGTTTGAGTGCGAGCTATCCACTCCGCTGGGGTTTGCGCCCTATACCGCACGGATCAGAGGGATGTATGACGGTCCCGTCCAAATAACAAAAGGATGGTGGCAGTTCACCGCAACCCTGGAATTGAGAAAGCGGCCGATCCTGCAGCCGGGATGGGTTATCTACGCACCGCAGTACATCTTGCTCGCTAACGTATTCGACAAAGCCATGAATCAGGAATGGCCGGAAAGCCGATATCAGACCTACATGCCTGAGTTCGATCAATCGCAAAACAGAGAGTGGCCGCCTCAGGCCTGACCTAACCCTAATCCCTACTTAGACACGGCCCCACGGATGCTGTGGGCACTTGCTCGTCTGGAGAAAATTGCATGGCTTTTAATACTCGCAACCCTGTTGGGTCCACAGACCCTCGCGACCTTTACGATAATGCTGCTAACTTCGACAAACTGGCAAACGGAGTAGACCCGTTTTATACAGACCGTCTTGGCAAGTTGCGTCATTCCTTTACTGGCATGGAAGAAGATTTCAACAATGCTCAAGATGGGAGGCAAGAAGCTTTTGAGGATGGCGAGAAGCAAAGAAATGCTGCTTTTTACAGTGGTGAGAATCAACGAAATACTGCTTTTACACTTTCCCAGCAGAGCCAAGAAGACAGATTTCAAGCGTTTCTCGAATCCAGTGGATATCAAGATCTCGGCATTTATAAGGCTGGGATAGTGCTTGATGCACTGAATAAGACGTTCAGTTATAACGGCTTCTATTATCACCTAAAGGGCGGGGTTGCGCTCCCATACACCACTACTGGCGTGTGGGCGGACGAGTCAGAAAATTTCGTTTTGCTTGGTGATGATATTCTTAGGCAGGACATCGCAAGCACTTCAGGCAACAAAGGTGCGTATATAACTGGCTACCGATCTCGCACCGTAGGTGCCCGTCTCGATGACTCTCCAAGCGCCAAGGACTACACGTCATCTGGTCTTGCAGCTTTACTAGATACGCCTACTTTAGTTGTGATGCCTGACGGGTATCAAAATGCTGCTCTACCCGACACGTATGACGCGCTTCTGGACTACACAGGTCAGAAGGTCCCTTTACTAAATCCCTACGGGGAGGATGGCATAAGCGATCTGATGCAGGTCAAGCGCTTAATGCGCGGACAGATCGAGGCAAGTCATGTTGGTTCCTCTCGCGGTGTAGTCGGCATTGAAGGTTATGCAAGGGGGAGTGGTGCGAATGGCCCCGGCAATGCCGACTACGCCCTCATGATGACCCTCCAAAAGAAGGGATTTAGCGATGGTACTGCGGCTGTCGGCGAAATAGACGGTATGCAAATGGTCATAAGGCAGGGAGGTAAAGACTCAGATGTCTGTGCTGGTCTTTTCAACGTTGCGCATTATGGCACTGGGTTTAACGCGATCTTCGAAGGGCAGACATCTCGTATAGATCCGGCTAACAGTACTATTACCAAGCAGATGCAAACTCAGATTGGCTTGGTTGGGAACTCTGAAGCTGACAAGAATGGTATTGCAGTTGGCTTTCATGCAGTGGCAAACACAGGCGTTCTAGATGAAGGTATTCGGATCTCTGATGCCGGTGGAGTATGGAACTACTTTTTTAGGGGTGTACGTGGTGGCGTGACAACTTTTTTGGTCGACTCGTATGGTCAGATGACACTAGCAGATGCTACCGGAAACACTAAAACAATCGGCGTTGACCAAAACTCGTTTCGTATTTTAAACCACGCGAAAGACAAGCAACTGCTGGTTCTAGCCGATACCGGCCTGATGACCTTGAATGGTCAAATGGTAGCCGCTGAGTACCGGGTCAATAACGTCAAGGTTGTAGGGGGTAGAGACACCGGCTGGGGCGCAATGACTGGCACGGCATCAAAGGCTGCCATCACAACATATGAACCAACAGCGGCGGCCTCAACATACACACAGACTCAAATGCAGAACCTGATGACAGCAGTCCAGGTTCTATCTCGCCGTGTTATGGCGATGGACTCGATGCTTCGTACGCATGGGCTAACGGATTAAGGAATAGATATGGACGAGATACATCAGCTCAAGCGCAACAATATCCTGCTTCAACTTCAATACTTAGAACAGCAGAGACATCTTAATGCGCTTCAAACTGAAAAGCTGGAAGGAATGCTGAAAGGGCTTGATGAAGAAAAAGCCTCACAAGAGGCTTCTGATGCTGCAGAATCAATTGGCAACTTTGCATAGAGAAGGCCCCTCTAACTGGGGCCCCTATGTTACGGACGCAGGGCGCGGCGCTCTTTCCATCCGTGATTTATATAATGCTGTGCCGGATCTACACCCGCAGCTAGTAAATCTGGGTTCGCTGCCAAATACAGCTGAGGGTCAAAGTTTTCAGGAACTTCCTTGGGCGCTTCGTTGAAGCGGCGCAGGCGAGATTCCTGGATGAATTGCTGGGGAATTTCACGCCCGACATATTGGTTCTTAACAACTTCGCCTGTGATGATATTGGACAGTTCGCGGAAAACGATATTTCCGTAGAACGGATCCGAATGCATCGGGATATAGTAGGCGCAGTCTTCAAAGAAATAATGCGTCACCTGGGACCAGCGGGTCTTCTGCTGATTCTGGTGTTTGATACCACCATGCAGAAGATTGGATAGCCAGATCAGGCTTTGGCCCTTCTTAGCCCTAAAATACTGTGGCTGTACGCCATGCGCCTCAACCAAAGCGTTCCACATTGGTTCATATGCGGCTTGGGTAATCTTGGTGTCGGAGTCAACGGCACAAATACCAATATGCTCGTTAGTATAGATTGGCCACTTGTGACTGCCAGGGTAATAAACCAGCGGGCCAGCATCCTCATCGATATCTTCCAGCGCAGTCCATACGCCGCACATAAAGCGTTCTGGCGTTGAACTGAAGTGTACGGAATCAGTGTGGAATGGCTGCTGAGTGCCTACCGGGAAGTTAAGAGTTTGGAAAGGCCAAGCCTTGCGACCGAAGAGAGTGGAAAGCAGATCCATAACCTTTTGGTTAGTAGCAATGCTCCGTACGTCTTCATTGGTCTCCCAGGCATTCATCAAGCGCAGGGAAGCATTTCTTTCGAAACCTACCTCGTGCCAGAACTTCCAATCGTATTGGTCATGCAGATCTCGTTTTATACGCTCTGCACGCGCCTCTATTTCCTCGTCAGGAAAGTCGATGACAGCAAAGCCGTTTTCGTTCAGTTCGTGAGCTATGTTCTTAGTCCACTCATCAATAGATGGGTCGGCAAAGATCTTTTGAAAAAAGGGACTCTCTACCGAAGGCACCCCAGGTAGAGGATTTGAGAACTGCGTTGTCATTTATGTGATCTCGCTCAAGAGTGCTATAGCGCTGCGGATTGTAGCAAAAGATCAGGTCAATACATAAAATCTGTTAACTGGGACACCTTTTGACTGTTAGGGTACGGTTTTTAAACCGCTTCTTATAATGACGTCCCTGCAGTCATTGATAGCTTGCTGATAATTGAGCATGTCTATCCCGTTTAAATTCCAGGGGGTTCTGGGGTAGCTCAATCGTTACTGAGGCGATAGCTAGATCCCAGCAGGTTGTCCATTCCTGTTGAATTTCTTCTGACGCATCCTCCCAGCAGATACCCTTGGCGGCCTCAAAGGAAGATTTCATTTTCAGTAGTCTTTCTGTGTTCATGGCTCCCTCGTGCCTTGTAATAGCGCTGTCACAGTAGACGATCGAGTATGAAATAAAGCTGAACACGTCCTCACTTTTCAAGTTCTCTCGCCATTAACGATTCTTCCAATGAGAATCAAATCAAACTGCTGTCCATCCTTTCGCGTCAGCCTCATCCCATCAACCGAACCATATAGCCCAGCGTTGCGCTCGTGGAATTCCAGGCGGCCGTTCGGATCTCGCCTTACGACTCCATGATCTTCACTCAGGTTGTAGAACTCGAACGCCGACTGCTCGACGATCCCGGCCAGCTTGCCGTTCGTATCCCTGAGTTCGTAGATGCCGCCTTTGAGGAAGTCGGGCGAATAAGTAGCCAATGCCTCAGCCGCCCACAACTTTGCCGAGTCGATGACCTCCATCATGTCTTGCCAGCGATCTTTAGTGATTGCCTGGGTACTTAACAGCCGGTCGGCCACATCTTTCATGTAAGAGGTATGGTGTTCAGGTAGGCGCACAAGGGCGTGCTGGTCGTTAGCCAGTCTTTCCCATTCGGCAATTGAAGTGCTCATCAATTTTGCGCGAGATACCCCGTACTTCTAGTTCGGGGAGGGATAGCGCGGCACGCAAAGCGTGCCCCTGTTCTCGCTTCCTCTTAGTGGCTATTTGCTATCTCACATTAAATTGAGTATTTGTAAGGCATGACTAAACGCGCCTACAAATACCGTTTCTACCCAACGACCGAACAAGCGGAACTGCTTGCGAAGACGTTTGGTTGCGTGCGTTTGGTCTACAACAAGGTGCTTAACTGGCGCACCAAAGCGTTCTACAAAGAGCAGCAGAAGATTGGTTACACCGCTGCCAGCGCACACCTGACCGCCATCAAGAAAAAGCCGGAACTGGCGTTTCTGAATGAGGTTTCTTGCGTACCCTTGCAGCAGTGCTTGCGCCACCAGCAGGCCGCGTTCAAGAACTTCTTTGAAGGTCGCGCTAAATACCCAGCCTTCAAGAAAAAGCGAAACCACCAATCGGCTGAGTTCACGGCCTCGGCCTTTAAGTATCAGGACGGAAAGTTGTACCTTGCCAAAAGCAAGATGCCGCTTAATGTTCGTTGGAGTCGTGACCTGCCGTCCGCACCGTCCACTGTGACAATTTCCAGGGATGCAGCGGGCCGCTACTTCGTGTCGTGCCTGTGCGAGTTTGAACCTCAAGCCCTGCCCGTTACGCCGAAAATGGTCGGCATCGACATGGGTCTTAAGGACCTGTTTGTCACGTCCGAGGGTGAGCGTATTGCCAATGCCCGTCATACAGGCCGGTATGCTGCAAGGCTTGCACTGGCACAGCGCCGCCTGAGCCGTAAAAAGCTCGGTTCTGCCAATCGCGCCAAGGCTCGCCAGAAGGTTGCGCGCATTCACGCTAAAATCTCCGATTGCCGACTCGACGGCTTACACAAGCTGTCACGCAGACTGATTAACGAAAACCAAGTGGTCTGTGTCGAAAACCTTGCCGTAAAAAACATGATTCGCAATCCCAAGCTAAGCAAGGCAATAGCCGACGCTGGCTGGGGCGAACTAACCCGGCAATTCGAATACAAGGGCGCATGGGCAGGTAGGCAAGTGGTCGCTATTGACCGCTGGTATCCCAGTTCAAAGCGTTGTTCGTCTTGCGGGTACATAATGGATTCAATGCCCCTTAACATCCGCTCGTGGGTTTGCCCTGAATGCAAGGCAGAACATGACCGCGATGTTAATGCCGCCATTAATATCAAAGCTGCCGGACTGGCAGTGTTAGCCCTTGGAGAGAATGTAAGCAGCATAGGTCAAGTACCTATGTCCTGTTCTCGTTGAATTGGGAATCCCCGTCCTTTAGGGCGGGGAGCAGTCAAAAGAGGGTCCGTTCTACTGAGGATGCATACAGTAGTCGGAAAGAGGGAGGGTGGCTAGTGGGCACCTGCTAGGTGGAGGTCATCCCTTGAATCGTTATCTTTCATAACTATATGGTTCCGGTCCGCAATTATTTTGGACCCATTGATGCCGTTGGGCTGGAGAGGGTCAAAATTTATGTGTTTGCGGACCGGAAATAGGGCTGAAACCCGCATGAATGCTGGTTTTGTCTCGGGACTTAAAATCCCTCGGAGGAAACTCCGTGCCGGTTCGATTCCGGCTCCGGGCACCAGTTGTAATAAGGGCTTGACTTGA